ATCTTTTGGCGATCCTTCGCCTCTCGGTCGTAAATCTCTCGCGCCCTCGCCCCGACCATTGCCCGTTGCGACGGCGTGAGGTGTCGCCGGTGAAGGTTCAGTGACAGGACGTAGGCCACCGGGTCGGGCACCTTCGCCGGGTCAAGTTCGCGAGTTATCGGAATCACACCCGCCCGCTGGTCCGCCGTCCACCGTCGTCGCCCGTCGATGATCTTCCCACCCAACAACTCGATCGGAACCAACTGCCCGCGTTTGGCGATGTCGGCCGACAGTTCGGCGATCGAATCCTCTTCCATCGGGAAGATATTCGCGGCCTCATGGAACTCCATCGCTTCCCCCTCGCGCGAACGCAGTGAACCGATTCTCGCCCCGCGCCCCAAGCCGCTCGTGGTGCGGGGTCGCGTGGGTCAGCCGAGCATCGCGGCGGCGGCGGCCTTGCCGTCCGCCAGTCGCTTCTTCCGCTTCGCCTCCGTCTCGGTCGTGGCGACGGTCGGCGCGTCGTCCGGGGCGTAGGCGTCGGTCATCGTCTTCAGGAACGCCCCCAGGTCCGCGGGGGCGATCCGCCACCGCGCGCCGGCCCGCGTCGCCTTCAACTTCACCCGCCGCTTCCGGGCGCGGCCGTCGGGGATCAGGAGGCCGATCGTGATCCAGTCGTACACGGTCTGCACGCCGAGCCGCTGCGAGTCCGCGACCTCGTGCGGCGTGAGCGGTTTCGTCTGCGTCGCGGTGTCCATCCGTGTTTCCCTCCGTCCGGTGTGCCCTGCCGTGATTTGGACAGGTGTAGTATCGCCCCGTAATCCGCTGATATCCTCTCAACGAACTCTAAAGAAGCTAATATCCTCTATCGGACGCCGAACTATGCGGAATAGACGCCGAAAGCCCTTCGATCCGCGTTGTTTACCGCGACGGACCCGCGCAGAATTTCCGCATGGGACGCAACCGAGCCGAGAAGCCAGAGGGAGCCGAGGACGGGGAAACCGTCATCTCGGTCAAGATCAGGGGGAAGGTCGCCGACGCGCTCGGCGACTTCCTCGACGAGAAGGCGGAGACGGCGTCCGACTTCGTCCGCCGGGCCGTCCGCGACAAGTTGCAGCAGGAAGGCTTCTGGCCCCGCCGCAAACCCGCCCCGTCGTGACCTTCGTGAAATGAACGTACACCCGCGCGCATCTCTCGGGATCGCATTCCGGGTGTGAACGAAGTGTGAACTACCCGACGGTGAGGAAGTAGCCGTCCTCGGTGGCGTCGATCGGGTCGCGGTCGGGCGGCATCGCGAGTTGCTCGCGCAGGGTCGCGCGGAGTTTGGATATGCAGTTCACGACCGTCGCTTCGGCGGTGTATTTGTCCCACGCCTTCTCGCGGATCTCTTCGAGGGCCATCGGCTCGCTCGCGTCGGCGAGGAGCCTCAGTACGGCGAGTTGCTTCCCGCCCACCCGCAAGTGGCGGCCGTCGTGGAGGGCCCCGGCCGGGGTGAACTTCCACCCGGTTTCGGGCGGCGGGAGCGAGCAAGCCGGGCAGTCGATGCGCCGCTTGCCGCCGTCCCCCAGCACCAGCACCAGGCTGACCAGTGGCAGGCCGGCGACGCGCGCGGCGTATTCGCGGGCGCACTCGACGAGTGCCCGCTCGAAGGGGATGGCGGACACGTTGAACCCTCGGGCGACGCAAGATTGAGGGCGGGCAACTCAACGCGCGCGAGAATAGCCACCCCGGAGGGTGGCGTCCAATCTTTGCACTCTGATAAGTTGCTTGGACAAGCTTCGGTTAATGCTCCGGCGCGAAACTCCGCGCCGCGGCGAAGTGACTCAGCCCAATTCCCGCGCGACCCGGCGGGCGACGGCGTCCCGCGGATCGACGTAGACGGCCCGCGCGACTTCCGGCGTGTCCCCGATCGCGGCGGCGGTGTGCGCGTCGCTCTCGTACACGTCCTGGACGGCGGTCGCCTTGTTGTGCCGCAGCTGGTGCGGGTGCCACGGCTCGACGCCAGCCCGGACGCACGCCCGCCGGACCGCCTCCCAGAACCGCACGCGCCTCACCGGGCGCGGCGGGCTGCCGGGGAACACCCACACCCGCCCGCCGGGCGGGGCGGCGTCCAGGAACGGACGGAGGATCGCCTGTGCCTTCGGCCCCAGCCACACCCGCTTCGGCTTCCGCCGGACCTGCCGGTGCAAGTTTTTATGCCCGTCGATCTCGTACAGCCACTCCGCGCCCGACGTGTCGATCGCGCCGGCCGTCATCGCGCACAACTCGCCCGGCCGCAGTCCGCTCGCGAGCTGCAGCCGGACCATCGCGGCGAGCACGGCCCGCCGCGCCGGGTCGTCGTCCAGGTGCGGGATCGTCGCCTCGACGACGGCGGGCGGGACGCTCCGGACGGGCGGCTTCTCCCGCGCGTCGCTCCGGCCGGGCCGGAGGTTCTCGACGTAGGTGAGCCTCTGGTGGACCTCGGGCGGGATCAGGTCTTGCCCGACCGCCCACGCGAAGCAGTTCACGATCCGCCACTGGTACTGGTTGATCGTCGTCCGCGTCAGGTCGGCGGCCTTCATCCCCTCGACGCACGCCCGCAGGTGCGCGGGGCGGAACTCCGCCGCCGGCGTGTCGCCGTACAGGTTGTTGAGGAACCGCAGGGCGGCCCGCTGGCCGTACTGCTCGCTGGTGGGGCGGCCGTCCTTGACGTAGTACGCGGCGGCGTGGACGAGGTAGCGGGCGACCAACTCGCCCACCCCGACGCCACTCCCGTCGGCCGCGGCCGGACCGTCGGCCGCCCACTCGTGCTGGAAGCGGCGGTAGGCGTCGGCCGCTTCGTTCGACCCCCACGGGCCGAGGTACTTGAACTGCTCGGGCGCGCCGGGCGACTTCCACCGGACGAACGCGCGGCCGCTGGGCTTGTGGAGTTTGAGCGGCGGGCAGGGCTTGGCGACGGCCCGCGGCGCGGGGGCCGGCCGCCCGCCGGCGGGGGTGCCGAGGGCGCGGGCGACCGGCCAGCCCTGGTGCTCGATCCGCGAGCGGATCGTCTCCACTTTGAGACCGGTGTGTTCCGCCCACTGTTTCAGGGTGAGGGATTTCCCCTCGTGCTCGATGAGCTTTGCCGGGTTCGCCATGCCCCCGGTATCGGCACCGGCGCGGCGAACTCATGACACGAACGTGTCTACTACACCGCGCGAGCGATAAGCAAGCAGAGGATGCGCGGCACAAATCGTTACGGGCGTGGCGATTGCGGCGGCAGTCGTGCGGCGTCAACTCCAATGCCCATGTACCCGATGCAACGCGGGACGGGGGCGTATTTCGCGCGAAACGCTTGGAATTCTGGCGTTCGGTGGCGTTCGGCAAAATCACGGATGGGCAACTTCCGTCGGCTGAATCACTTGAAAAATCGAGTCACAACTCATGACCCGTGTACGTTACACGGTGCCACATTCCCTTCCCCGGAGTCGCCGCTATGTCACGAAGATCGCTCCTGTTGGTGCTGTTGTGTGCCGGGTGCGAGCCGTCAATGAACGGTGTGGCAACTCCGGCGCGGCCAGTTGCCCCGCGGGTCGCAGTCGAAGTGAAGCCCGCGCCAGTTCCTGCCGTTACGGCACCACCGGCGGTCGCGGCCGAACCCACTCCCCTGGTCGAGCCGCGCAAGCCCCGACTGTCTCCGGGCGACGACGCGGTAACGTGCGAAGTGGACGCGAAGAGTCAGCCGTGGGGCGTGGCGTCGGCCGAAGACTTCGCCGAGGTCAAGGAAGCGATGCGACTCAACGACCCGGCCGGGATCGCGGCAATGGAAACGCGCCGCCGGTTCTTTCGACTGAACACCGGGATCAAGCTGAAGGTGCTCGGCCGCGCCGTCGAGGGCGACGCCTCGACGGCGGACGTGTACAAGGTGCGGATCGCGGACGGGGAGCCGGCCATTCAGTTTTCGCGCCGCACCAACTACGGCGACGTGCTGTTCATGTACTCGCCGTACATTGCAACGAAGTAACCCCGGCGTCCCCGGCCCGCCGGGGCCTGCGCACCCCACGCGACGAGCGTGGCCTCTGTGTATCACCCCCGCCCCCACGCATCCCTTGCGTAAAGGCGGGGTGTCGCGGCAGCGTCCGTGCGCCGCTGCACCGGTGGGCGTCCTTACCTGTGCGGTGCGTCCGGTGTGTCCGACTCGAAGCGGCTTTTGTCGAGCACTTCGATATTCAATTCGGCGGTAAACATCGCTCCGCCGATCTCGCGGGCGATCGTTCGCAGGATGCCGACTGTCGAGGTGCAAGCGCCGTCCGCGGCAGCCCGCGCCCAAAGCCGCTTCGCCAGTTCGTGCGCGTCGCGCAGATCGTCCACCAGTTGCCGGCACTCCGGGTCGCCGGCGAGGTCGTCGGGCGATGTCGGCGGGTTCACGATCATCGCCTCGGCTCCTCGCTTGCCTTCGGCGTCAGCCCCTCGGCCGCTTCCCGCGCGTCGAACGCTTCCCACTCGCACAAAATACACGGCCAGTCCTCGTGCCGGCCGGTGACCGCGTTGTACCACACGATCGCGGCCGCCCCGCGGCACCGGGGGCAGGTGGTCACGTCGGCGGGCATGGCTCTCCCCTCGCTTTGGCGATCGCGGCGCGGGCGGCGTCGAACTCCACCGTCGCCCGGTCGGCGACGCGCACAACGCCTTCGAGCGCCGCGAGCATCTCCGGCACCCGTTGGGCCTTCTCGACGAGTCGCTCCATCTGCCCGACGCTCACGCCGATCTTGCAGTACCCGTCCTCGCAGAGCGGGCACTCTTCGCCGGGCTGGGCGTTGCGGTGCCTCGTCCGCGTCTCGTCGATGTGGACGGGCTTGGTGAGCTTCCGCGTGCCGTCGCAGCCCCAGCACTTCTCGTACAGGTCTCGCTTCAACTTCTCTTTCGGCATCACTTCCTCGTCGTGTACTTGGCGGTGTGCCCCTTCGCGGGGCGCGGGTACTTCGCGCTCTTCGCCGGGCGGGGGTCGCGCCACTCGCGGCGGCGCTTCGCTTGGGGGCGCTTGTCGGCGGGCATGGGAGTCCTTCCGGGTTGGGGGCTAGGTGGGTTTGGTGGCGGCGATCGCTTCGCGGGCCGCGCGGCGGTTGTTGTTGACCCACACCCGGAACTGTTCCGGGGTGAACTGCTCGCCCTCGACGAACCCCTTGTCCCACAGTTCGCACGCCGCGAGTAGCTTCTCATTCGCCGCGAGCCGGTGGGCGAGCGCGATCACCTCTTCGTCCGTGACGCCGGGGACGTGGCTATACACGTCCACCGTGAACCGGCCGTCGAACAGGTACGCGAACCCGAGTTTGCTCGCGGATTCGAACGCCGGAACGTGTCGCTGATACCTCACATCGTGCCTCCGTTGGTGTTCGGTTTCCGGATCGCCCGCAGCTTCGCGGCGACGTCGGCCGCGGCCCGAGCCGCCTCGCCCAGCGTCAGCCCGGACCCGCCGCACTTCTCGCGCAGCATCGGCGTGTGGGTGTGGGTTGCCAGCTTGCCGGCGGCGTCCAGGGCGACGGCGCGGGAGCACAGCGGGCACGTCGTCTGCGTCACGGTCGCGTCTCCTGGGTTGTCTTCTCGCGCTCCCTCGCGTCCTCGTCCAGCAGGATCGTCGCGCCCTGCAACTCGGCCCGCAGCCGCTCGTGTGACTCGCACAGGCGGCGAATCACGGAGACGAGCCGCGACGTGTCCGCGAGCGGGGGCGGATAAATCGCGTAGATCCCCGCCACCTCTTCGGCGGTCAGCGTCAGCGACGACAGAGCGTTGCGTTCGAGCGGTGTCACGGTGTCGCTCCGAAAGGGGAAGGGGACTAAGCCGCGTCGTCGCAGTCGCCGACCGCCACCGGCAGCACGTCGGGCCGCATCGACCGGCCGAACGCGTCGATGGCTTCGAGGGTCCGCAGCTCGTCGGCGGACAGTTGACGCCACGGGCCAAACGACGGGCAGAGCGCCCGTGCGCGGAGCATGGCGGCTGCGGTCTCGGCCGCGACCAGGAGTGAGCAGCTGGGCGGGACCTCGGGCATGGTCAGGCTCCTTTGGTTTTGGCGACGGCGTCGTTGGCCTTCTTCCTCGCCGACTTAATGTCCGCCGGGTCGCTGGCAAACGACGCGCGGAGCATCTCCTCGCACGCTTCCAGAAGATCCGGCGCAGCGGCTATCAGCCGCCCGTTCGCCAGCATGTTTGCATCCGACTCATCGTCCAGCCGCGAGGGGCCGCAATCCTGGAAGGTGGCGACCGTGCGGAAGCCGTCGTCGCCAGAGTGCGACTTGCGGCCCGAGTACCCCTCGACGCTGTTGGAGAACTGCTTGTTGGTCGTGGTGATTCGCCACGGCCCCGGCGTATGCGGCATCGTCTCGGCTCCTACTTGGCGGCGCGGGTGGGGGTGAGGATTCTCAAGCGTGGGTGGCGGGGATCATGACCGCGTCGCGGCCCTCACGCCGCTCGTACTCCAAGTGGTCTTCGGCGGCGGACTGACCGGGGAACACGGCCAGCACCGTCGTCCCTTCGACCACCGCGAACCACCCCTTCGCCACCAGCGTGCAGACATCTTGGGGCAGATCGTAAATCGACTTGTACGCCCGCATCTCGTCGGCTCCGGTCGGGGTGGGGTTGGCGTTGTGACAATGGTAGTATCGGCGACAATGTCACCAATGTCAACTACTAAACCAAAAAGATTTTGTCAGATAAAGCGGCTGGGGTATACTGTCGATACGGCTACGAGGGAATCCACGGGACGCCCGACAGGACGGTGATTATGCCAGCGGTCATGGCACGAACACGAATCACGATCGACACCGACGAGGCGATCAAACGCGCCTTCGTCGCCCACGCCACGATTGAGGGGCTTTCGCCGCAGGCGCTGTTCGAGAGGCTCGTCGCGGAGAACTGTGCCGAGCAACTCAAACTCGCTCGCGAGTGGGTTCCCGACGACGAGGACGAGACCCCGCCACCGAAGCCGAAGGGGGGTAAGAAGTGAGCCACGGCTACATCTACGTCCTCGAACGCAACGGCCTGTTCAAGATCGGCGCAAGCCGCAACCCGACGAAGCGGGCGAAGACGCTTCGCGCGAAGCTTCTCGTTCAGGTTTCGTGGATCAGGATGTTTCAGCTAGAGAAGGCGTTGCATCGGAGGTTCGCGGCTAAGCACGCGCACGGCGAGTGGTTCCGCTTGTCCGCCGAAGATGTGGAGCGGATCAAGACGATGAGCCCGGCGATCGACGACTACGTTGCGGCGAATGAAACCACCATCCGGGCGGTGGTCGAAGCTGCGCTCAGAAACTACCTCGCGACATACGGCCACTGGCCTAAAGACCTTCCCGTCGGCGACCCCGCCGCCCAGCAAGCCGCCTGACCCCGCCCCGGCGGGCGAAACGAGGTGCGACGTGACCGCGACCACAACCGACGGTGCCGGCCTTCTCGCCGCGATCCTCCGCGACCCCGCCGACGACACGGTTCGGTTGGCGTTCGCCGACTGGCTCGACGAGCAGGGCGGCGAGGAACTGTCACTGCGGGCGTGGTGGATTCGGCACATGGTCACGACCCGCGCCACGAAAGCGTGGGACGGCGACGCAATCGAGCGGTCGATCAAGATTATCCAGGGGTGCCCGGCCGGCTCGCGACTGGCTCGACGGATTCTCTGGGGGCCGTACGACCTGTTCGGCACGACGGACCAACTGTGGTCGTTCGATCGCGGGTTCGCCGCCGAGGTCCGCTGCCCCCTCGCCGCGTGGCAGGCCCACGGCCCGGCGGTCGTGCGGGCGCACCCGGTCGAGGTCGTGCGGCTGACGGACCGGGTACCGAGCGCCGGCGGCTACTATCGCGGTTTCCAGTGGTGGATGCCGCCCGACCGCCGCCGCCGGCACGAGGGCGGGGACGTGGTGCCGGCGGAGTTGATTGACTTGATGCGGGCCGACCCCCGCAACACGGCCAAAGCCGAACAGCGGTTCGTGTGCCTCCCGACCAGCGACGCCGCCCTCGACGCCCTGTCCGCCGCCGCGATCGCCTGGGCGAAGTCCGTCTGACCCCGCCCTCGGCCCGGTTCGCGCCGGGCCGTTTCGTTCGCACGTCCGCGGTCCCCCAGGCGATCCGCACGACTTTCCACAATCTCGCAATTCGTGGCCACAATCTATTGACATTCGTGGCCACAAAAGCGATACTACCCGTGTCAGACGCGAGCGACTTCCGCGACGCGATGACGCGAGAGGGATGACGATGACCGCGCAACTCCCGACGACCCCCGAGACGACCGCCCTGACCGCCGCCGTGATCGCCGACCACACCGACCGGACAGCCCAACTGGTGCTGGCCGACGCCGCGGCCGACGCCGGTGCCGAGTATGCCGACGCCCTGGCCGCGGCCGAACAGATCGCCCGCCAGTCGCGGATCGACGCCATCACCGCCGCCCTGCTCGCGGCGAACGTGACGGCCGCCGAAATCTGGACCCTGGACCGGGCGAAGGCGGCGAAGGGTCCAGCGGCCCGGACGTGCGAGCGTCTCCTGACGCCGGAAGCGGGCGGGGCGGTACTGGTGGTCGTGTACACCGACGACAGCCTGACCGCGAGCGGCCTGCTCGCCAGCAAGACGACGCGGAAGACGGACGTGATCCACTACCGCAAGTCGAGCGGCGGGCGGTGGGGTCGGTCAGTTGCCGCGACCCGCATCCACATTTAGCGAGACGACCGATGCCACTCAGTTACGCGGAGCGGGCGGCGCGGCGGAAGGAGATCGCCGCGTTCGTGGCGGCGGGGGCGACGACCGCGGAGGCCGCCGCGAAATTCGGCGTCTCGCGGGGGCGGGCGTGGGCGGCGTGCCGCGAGAACGGGGTGACCCTTCCCGCGGCCGAGACCCAAACGACCGCGCCGGCCACGTACCAGATAATCGCGGCACTTTGCGCCGGCGGCGAGACGCTGACATCGATCGCCGCCCGGCACGCGGTCACGAAACAGCGGGTGAGCGAGATTTACTCGGCGTGCCGGGCGGCCGGAATTCCCGTCCGGCGGCGCACGCGGGGGGCAAAAAAACGGAAGACTGGCGACGCCGAGTAATTACACCGCCCCCGGCCGATCGGCCGGGGGCTCCTTTGGAGCCTACCCGTGGCCGAGACGCCGTACTTCAAATTCCGCCTGCCCGCCGACGTGCTGGCGGACCTGAACGCGCTCGCCGCCAGCAACGGCGGCAACAACACGACCGCCGTGAAAGAGTCGGTGCAATACTGGCGGGTCGCGGTCGAGCACGCCGCGGGCGAGAACGCCCGCGCCCTCAAGCCCGCCGAGTGGGCCGCGCTCGCCCACCTGAACGACCCCGACCCGTGGCCGGAAGGCGTCGGCCCCGCGGACGGGCCGGTGTGCTGGTCCGCCCGGCTCGCCCACGAGCTGGAGGGGCAGTGGGAGGGCCGGGCCTGCGTCCTCCCCGAGCACCGGAAGGAGAGGGCCGCCTGCCGCAAGCTGGCCGAGAAAATCCGCCTGTGGGACTTGGCCCGCGGGTACGCCCTGTTCGCGGCGCTGCGCCACTTCTGGCGGCATCCCGATTCCGGGGTCGGCGGCGGGGAGTGGTGGCACCCGGAAGTATTCATGACCCCCACCGGAGCCGACCCGTGCCGAAGATAGCCGCACCCGACCTGCAGACGATCCTGACCGCCGAGCGGGACACGCTCGGCCTGACCGACTACGCCCTCGCCGCCCGCGCGGGGATCGCGCACACCACCCTGCGGGAGATCACCCAGGCCGGCCGGGAGCCGAGCGTGCGGACGCTCCGGGCGATCCTGCGGGGGCTGGGGCGGGATTTCGCGTGGCTGCACGAGCGGGGGTTCCGGCCGTAAACCCCGCGTTTTTCCAGGCGTTTTGCACGACTTACGAAAATCCGTAGCACTGCGATTGACACTACTACGATCCGTCGTATTATACCAGTGTTGAGACGCGACCGACCCCCGAACCGGAGACCTGAGATGACGACGACCAAGACCCCGAAGCAAATCATCCTCGACGCGATCGCCGCGGCCACCGGGCAGCGGTGCGGCACCGTGACCTACGACCGCGCGGCCCGCGACTGGCGGGTCACGGGGGTGTTCGCCGCCGACGCCGGGGCGATCGCCGCGGAACTCCGCGGGCACGGGTTCGCCCGCAAGTCGAGCGCAAGCGGACTGTACTTCGAGCGAGCGGCCAACTAGCCCCACCCCCGACCGACCCCGAACCGGAGACCGAGATGACGACGACTTTCACCCGCTACACGGCCTCGATCGACATTCCCGGCCACACCTTCCCCCTCGAAGGCCCGCTGACGCTCGACCAGTGCGTGATGTTGGCGGCGGGCGGGAATACCGTCCGCGAGCCGAGTCCCGAACTGGTCGAGCGGGCGACGGACCTGCTCACCCGACTCCGCGAGGGCCGGGTGGTTCAGGTGGCGCGGGCCGTTGTTACGCCGCGAGAGTAACCCGCCCCACCCCCGACCGAACTGGAGACGACGATGAAGAACGACGAAACGACCCTGGTGTGCGGCAGCCAAGTGCAACTCGACAAGAGCGGCGTCGGGCACTGCTGGGTGGACGTGTCGGCCGACGACCTGCCGGGCACGATCCGCGAGGAGATCGAGTGCGAAATCCTCGACGGCGGCAAGGACGAGTGCGACGACTACGTCGCGTCGAACGGCCTGCACTACCGCTGGTAACTCACCCCACCCCCGACCGCACCCCGAACCGCCAACGAAAGAACCCCGCCAGAAGGCGGGGCGAGCGATTGCCCGAGCGGGCGGGACGGGGGCGGCGACGCCTCGGGGGAAGGCCGCCGGTGGGGGGACGTGTCGGACTACCTACCCCGGCCGGGTGTCTCACCGGCGCGGCGGACAGACACCGCCCGGACAATTCTGCGGCACATACCGCGACCGCTCGTAATCCCGGATCCACCCGTTGATCTCCGGGCCGTACCCGTCCCGCTGGAAGTGCGCCGGGAGCATTACCCCGAACCCGACGTCGTACAGCGACACCGCGACCGCCGGCGGCGCGGGAACCGGCGTCGGCCGCAGCTGCCCGGCGAGCGGGGCCGCGTCCCACACCGCGCGGTCGATCTCGATTTCGGTCCCGTCGGCGAGTCGGACCTTGATCTTGTCCGTCGGTGCGACCGGCTGAGCCGGGGCCAACTTCACGCCGGTCGGCTTGCCCTTGTCGAACGTCACGACCACGCCCACGTCGCCGGTGAACCCGCCCGGCGGCGGGGGCGGCGGGGGAGGGGTGATCGGGTCCACGTTCGGGTTCCGCGTCGCCAGCGCCTTCCGCAGCCCGACCACGTCCACGCCGTTCGGTGCCAGGTTGTCCGCGGCGTACCACTGCGGGTGAAGGACGGCGTAGCACTCCGTCACGCCCCAATCCGATTGGTTCCGCGGCTTCTTCAAGAACGCGGCCCACGTGATCGTCCGCAGCCCGGCCCACGTCGAGATAATCACGCCGCGGTCGGTGTACCCGACCACCCGCACGTCGTGCCCGCCCACGACCGACGCCCCGCGGCCGGTCGGCACGTCCCACGTCGAGCCGTCGCCGCCGGCCGTCCACGCCTGCGGCAGGTTGATCCCGATCGGCCCGCCGCCGAAGACGTGAACCCACGCCTTCACCAGTTCCTTCTGCGTGTTGTCCACGACCACGTACCCGTCGGTCTTGGCGATCGACCCGTCGGCGAGCGGCACGCCGGTGTCGCGCTGGCGGTCCAGCACGTCGGAGATGATACACCCGGTGTCCTGCCCCGGAACGTAGGCCCACCGGCGGTACACGTCGCGGACGACCGAATCAGGCACGACCAGGCACGTCGGCCCGTGGTTCCCGGACACCACGCCGAGGCCGTGGTAGAGACTCGAAATCACACAACACCCCAACTGGTCGTTGACGTACATGCGCCGGATGGATTCCAGCGCCTTCGGCGAGTAGTCCACGGCGGCCGGCGGGCCGCGAACCGGCTGCATGAAGTCGGCGAGTTGGACCGCTTTCGGCGGGTTCGGGTTGTACACCGCGCCCAGGTACACTTTGCGCAGCGGCGGGTTCGCCGGATCGACGTCGATCCCCTGCGCCTTGAGTGCGCGGATCGCCCCGTCGTCGGGGATGCTGACGGACACCATGTTCGCGGCCCGCGTCACCGCGCCCAACTTCACGACGCGGAACGCCTCGGCGGGGGCGCGGTCGTCCGGGATCATCACCGCCGGCACTTCGCCGGGCGGAACGACCGGCCGCGGGGGCGGCGCGGTGTCGGCCGCGAGGGCCGCCGAGCAGTAGGCCAGGAGGGTGAGGCACAAGAGTCGCAGTCGCATATCGTTCGTCCTTTCGGGTTGCGGAGAAACAAACTGTCGGGTCACATCGCGCGGCACCGAATCACGCCGCGGTGTGGGCGTACTGGGCGTTGTTCAGCTTCGTTTTGTTGGTCGCGTTCGGGCAGTAGATCGCCAGCGGTTGCCCCGCCGCCCACCCCGCGAACCCGCACTCGAGCGGGTACGGCGTGACGTCGCTCGCCGGGGTGTGGAGCTTCGGGAACGGCAGGGACGTGTTCGGCTCGGTGTCGGTGTGGACGCCGAAGTTCCACATCGGCGAGTCGGCCGCGACCGCCGCGGGCAGGGCCGACACGGTGAGGGTCAGGGACGATCCGTTCCACGACGAGACCGTGACCCGGCGGTACGTCCCATCAGACGCGAGGTAAACGACCTGGTCCCCCGACGCGATCGTGTCCCCGCTCGGGGACGGGTTGCCGTCGAGGATCAAGGTCGTGTCGGTGGCGACCTGGGCCGTCAAGATCGTCTTCGAGGCGAGCGGGCGCATCAGGAACAGCCCGTTTTCCGTCGCCCCGTTGTCCACCTCCAGCGCCATGAGGCGGGCGGTGTAGTTCGCGAGGCCGGGGACGAGGGCGAACCACGGCGTGCCCGCGGTCACGTCCACCAGGCCGATCATGTTCCCTCTGGCCGCCGTCATCGTAATCATGTCACACCCAGGTAAGGTTCCCGTTGTCGGCCAGGAGGATGAAGTCGGTGCCGTCGTTGACGCACTCGATCGAGACCGCGGCCCACTGGTTCGCGTTCAGGTTGCCGGCCGCGCCGGTCGTGGTCGCGGTGGTCGAAAACCCCGCCGCGGTGCGGATCGTCTGCCCGGCGCGCTGGTTGATCTTCCAGCCGCCCGTGCCGCGGCCGACCACGCGGAACTGGTCGCCGGCGCGGGCGAGCGGCGAGAGGTAGAACTGCTCCTCGGCCGCGCCGTCGGCGTAGTAGGTCTTTCCCGCTTCGAGCGTCTGGGGCGCGCCGTTGACGGCCACCGGCCCGCCGCCGGGCGCGACCCAGCGCGTTACGATCCCGCCGCTGATCTCGACTTGGTGCGTGCCGCCGAGGCGGTCGTTGATGGTGCGGTCGCCCCAGATGCCGCTGCGGACGAACCAGCCGGCCGGGTCGCGGACCGCGTAGCAGGGCGTGGGGCTCGTGTTCGGGGGCGGCGGGGGTTGGGGGTAGCCCCTGTTCGCCTGCAGCACGAGCGCTTCGAGGCCGCCCGCCAGCGGGCCGGTCGCGCCCACGCCGGCGAACATCGTCCCGTCGGGGCTGCCGTAGATTCCCGTCGCGCCGTCCGTGTGCGCGTAAAAACTCACCCCCAGCCCGTACACCGTGCTCTCGATCCGCAGGTGCCCGTTCGCGCCCTCGGTCTTGATCGTCGGGCCGGGGAAGGGCACGCCGTTGACGGAGTCGCCCTCGGTGGTGATGGTCCACGCCGGGTTCGCGAGCGAGCCGCCGACCTCGATGCGGGAACTCCCGCCCGAATTCCTGACGGCGACGCGCGAGTGGGCCGTCTCGGTCGATTTTCCGACGATGAGCGAGCACGGGTCGGATGCGGTCGCCACCCCGCGGACGATCTGCAGGTTGCCGCTCTTGACCTGGTCGTAGGTCGAGAGCAGGCCCGGCGTGGTGGCGGTCGCGTAGTCCCCCGTCGGCTCGATCCAGTAGTCCCCGTTCTTGTCCGGGATCGCGGTCATGTAACAGAGTGTGCCGTCCGGGATCCGGTAGTTGAACGCCCCTTCCGGCTCCGGGCGGGTCGGCGAGGTGACGACGACGGACCGGGCCGACGCGCGGCAGGTCGTGTAGGTCGTCGTCGGGGCGTAATCCGCCACGTCGCCGGGCGTGCCCAGCCACGTCTTGCGCCGCACCGTGTGGTAGCGCGTGCCGGCGTCGTACCCCGTCACCACGACGAGTACCGCCGCCCCCGCGCCCCCGCCGCCGGTGAAGATGGGGCGGCCGTCGGACGCCACGCCGGTGAGCCGCGCGTTGCCGATCACCTCGCCCACCGCGTGCGTCGCGGTCGGCGCGGGGAGTACCCACACCACGCCGTCGGTCACGTCGTTCCACGTCGGCGGGCTCGCGGCCGTGTCGCTGAACCGCAAGAGGCCGGCGTGAAGGCCGTTCCCGGCCCCACTGGTCCCCAGAGCGCCGGTGACTTCGACCGTGACGCCGGTGTTGTCCGCGGCGCGGTACGCGAAGCCGTCGAGCGGGGTGAGGTTGTACCCTTCCCGCGTCTCCCGCCGGACGCGCCGCACCGCGCCGACCAATTCGGCGGCCGGCCCTTCGTCCAATGCGTAAACGTTCTCGGTCACAATCGGCCTCAGTATCCCAGGTTCAGCGGACCCCAATCCTTCTCGCGGTACGGCTCGAAGTCGCACGTCGTCGGCGTCCCGCTGAGTAGACGGAAGCCACTCGCGTCGAGAAGTTGGGGCGTCGTCGGGCGGGTGCCGTTCGAGTCGATGATCCCGACCGCCGCGCCGCCGAAGAGTGCGCCGACGACCTTCGCCCGGTAGCCCGCGTTTCGGAGTCGCGCCGTCCACCCGTCCGCGCGGTATTCGATCTTCGCCGTCCTGCGCCAGTAGAAGTTCGTGCGGTCCGGGTACCACACCAATTTCGCGGTGAGCTTCAGCTTGCACGTCCTGGCGAGAAAGCCGGGCGGGTGGCGGACCGTTAAGAACGCGTACTTGTTGAGCGTGTTCTGGTACTTCTCCATCTCGATCGGGTCCCAGTCCCCGGCGACGACGTTCTTGACGATGGTCGCCGTGAATCGGTCCCCGTCCACCGTCAACCCACTCTCGAACGGGTCGCCCGCGGCGTTCACGACCTTCTTGCCGTTGGTGTCCTCCAGAACCGAGACCTGGTAAGGGACGGCGTCCCACTCGACTTCCGCCGGCTGAGACACGGGATCGTCGAGACCGCGGTATTCGGCGACGACGGTCCAGTTGACGAAATTGTCCCCGTCGTCCTGCGTCACCCGCACCGACACGCACACGCTTTTCAGGTCGAATCGCAGCGTTCCGGTCGCGTCGGTGTAGCTGTAAGCTTGCCCGCGGACGGGGACTTCCGGGTATGCGCGGACCTGGTCGGCCCCGTCGAGCGGGTCGTTGGTGAGCACCTGGAACGTCCGCGTGTACTCGCGGTTCGTGTCCTGATCTTCCGACGCGCTGCGGCCGGTGACCTCTTTGAAGTGGACTACGCCCACAACCGCCCTCCACCCGTTAGAACTCGATGCCCAAGATCCTCACGCCGTGCCGGTTCGCGTTCGCGTCCATGCGTAGCTGTTGCTTCGCCACTTCCAGCAGCTGCTGGAGCAAGTCCTCGGTCTTCACCGGCCCGCCGCCGACCTGGTGGCGGGCGAGGAGCCGCGCGTCCTCGGCGCTGCCGACCGAGACCGCGTCGGCCAGCTGCGGCGGCCCGCCGACCCCGAGGTGGCCCGCCGCGGCCCGCACCTTCCGCGTCCACGCCGCGTCGATCTGGTCGCGGCCGAGCAGGTTGAACTGCGCGGCCTGGTCGAGCAGCTTCTTGTCCTGCTGGAGTTTGCGCATCGGGTCGAAGTCGTCTTTCGCGGTGTTGACGAACTCCAACAACTGCGTACTCGGCCCGCCGGGGACGCGCACTTCGCCCCTGATCTGGCCGCGCAGGTCGCTGACCGCGCTGCGCCAGAAGTTCGACGCCAGCCCCCCGAAACTCTCGTCGAGGTGCGCCGCCGCGACGCCGAGGGCCGTCACCGCCCCGGCCGCCGGGTCGAGCGCCCCGCGGAGCACCTCGGCGGCCTTGCGCCCGGCGTCCGCCGCGGCCATTTCCGCCTGAAAACTCTTCTCCAGGGCCGCGCTGTTCGCCACGACTTCGGCGTGGTAGGCGTCCGCCTCGCGCTCCTCGAGCCGCTTGAGCGCGGCCGACTCGAAGCCGTCGAGGGTGTTCTTTATTCCCCGCAGCCAGTCGGCGGTGTCGGCCTGAGCGCCCTTCAGCTCCGGCACCTTGCCGGCCGCGAGCGCGGCGTGGGCGGCGTTCTGCTCGCCCCACGAGTCGCCGAACGGCTTCAGGAAGTTCATCGAGCGGTGCCGCATGTTGAGAACGCCGTGGATCGCGTCCTGGTCGGCCCCGCCGGAGTCGGCCGCCCGCTTCCGGAACATCTCCATCTGGTCGCGGATGAGCTTGTACCGGGCCAGGATCGCCTCCGGCTTCTCGCCGGGAACGGGCGGGCCGAACGGGTCGGCGACCTGCCCCTGGTTCGGCGTGGCCGCGTTCCCGATGATCTTCCACCCGGCCCCGACTGTGTCGAGCGCGGCCTTGATGTCCTTGATCCCGCCCACGATGGGCTTCACCCAGTTCTCGTGGAACTTCTCGGCGAACCCCTTCGTCGCGTCGATCGCCACGGCCGCGGTTTCGAGCACCAGCCGCCCGGCGTCGATCGCGAACCGGGTGACCGCCCGGTTGTCGAACTTGAAGTTCTGCAGTCCGGAAATCACCTCGCGGAACGAGTCGGCGGCGCGGCCCAACTCCGGGAACGCGGCCCGCGCCTGCTCCACCCACAGGCCGAGCGACTCGGTCCCGGCGCGGCCGAGCTCGTAGCTGATCTGGACGATCCCCTTGACCGCGTCGCCGACGAGCCGGACCGCCGGCCGGACGCGGTCCACGTTGGCGATCACGTCTTTGGCGAACTTGTCGAAGTCCCGCGCCGCGTCCTTGAGGCCGAACTCCTCGATCACCACCTGCCCGAACTTGGTCTTGATCAAATCGAGCGCGTCGAAGGCGCTCTCGCGCAGGCCGGCGAAGGTCTGGCTCTGCCGCTTCGTCATGTCGTGGAACCGCCCGCCCTCGGCCGTCATCGCCTTGAACGCCTTGACCACTTCGGGGAACCCGACCCGGCCTTCCTCCACCAACTTCATCACTTCGGCGGTCGTGACGTTCAGTTCCTTCGACAAGTTCGGCAGGACGTCCACGCCGCGGTTCGTGAACTGGTTGATGTCCTTCGTGTACGCCCGGCCCTGCGCCTGCAGGGTGCCGTAGAGGTACGTCAGGTCGCGGATCGGCAAGTCCTTGCCCATCCCGGCGGACACGTCGCCCAACATCCGCAGCGTCGGGATGACCTGGTCGGCGGTCGTGCCGTAGGCGACGAGCATCCGGGCCGACTCGGTCAGTTCCTTCGAGTTGAACGGCGTGGTGGCGGCGAACTGGCGGATCTCGCCGAGCATCTTCTTCGCGCCGTCGGCGGACTTCAGCATGACCTCGAAGGCCAGCGTCGTCTGCTCCAGGTCGGCGGCCATGTTGACCGAGTCTTTGGCCTGCTGGAAAGACGCCCCGATCCCCATCCCGGCGGCCTGCATCGCGCCGAACGTGGCGGTCGCGACGGCGGTCTTGGCGGCGATCCCGGCGACGGACAGCGCGGCGTCTTTGGCGTGCGCGGTCACGCCCTTGATCCCCGCCGTCATCGCCTTCAACCCGGCGAACTCCATCTTCTGCGACGCGACCGAGCCGTTCGCCTTCGCCACGTCCTTCTGGAAGTCGGCGAACATGCGGGCGGCGGCGCGCAAGTCCCCGGCGAGCTGTTCCGTGCTCGCGGAGATGATCACCGCCAGGTCGTCGATCGCGTGTTTCGCCACCGCCTACCCCCTACCGGCCTCGACGATCTCCCCGCCCATCGCCGCGACTAACCATTTCGCGTGCGCCGCAATCTCTTCCCGCGACTGCCGGCGGCTCTCCGAGAGCGTCACGAACACGTCTTCGGGCTTGAGCGCCCGCGCGCCCTTGCCCCGCAGCGGGATGTTGTTCGCGACCAGGGCCGCGCACCGCGCCGCCCGGTAGTCGTCCCGCAAGGAGCCGAACGGCTCCAACTCGGCGAACGCCCGCCACCCGCCGAACTCCTCGGCGGTCATCTCGCCGAGCATCGCCCCCACGTCGAGCCGCCCCATCGCGACCGCTAGGCGGTAGGCGAACCGGCGGGTGTGGTCCCGGCGGAGTCTTTTTTTTCGGCGTCGGCGTCGTGCCGGCCGAGCTTGTTGAGCTTCTGCGCGGCGGCGAAGATCCGCCGCACCGGGGCGGATTCGTTCAGCCCGCCGACGGCCGCGGCGTCGGGGAAGATCGCCGCGCCGGCGGCGTCGCAGCACGCGACCGCGACCAGGCCGTTCTGCCACGCGGCGTGATCGACCTTGCCGTCCGCGTTCGCCGCGCCCGCCATGTACGCCGCGTACTCGGCCGCGGTGATCGTCCGGACGTACACCCGCCCGCCCCACTCGGGGGCGTCCACGGGCTCGGTGCGGAGTTTGTCCGCGGCCTTGATCGCGCCGAAATCCAGGTCTTTCACGAGTCACCAAAAGGAGGAAGGATGGAAGCAAGGAAGGTAGGCCGGGGGAGGGGCGGTCGCACTTCGCGAATCGCCCGCCCCGCGGCGTTACGGGTAGCTCACCCACGCCGGCTTGCCGCTGATCTCGATCGTCAGGTCGATCGTCACGCGGTCGTCTTCGGGGATCGTCACCGGGAACTGGCCGAGGAAGCCCTTGACGCACAGCGCCCCCATGCCCTCGACGTGGACGACGAACTTGAACCGGTTGTGGTCGTTGCCGCTGTTCACCGTCTCGTTAAAGAGCGTCGCGTGCAACTGCGCCATCCGGGCTTTCGTCAGGTTCAGTTGCACCGTCAACTGCCCGCCGTCGAGCAGACCGGGAATCTTCTCGTGCGCCCGGTTGTCACTTTTGAGGTGCGTGAGCTTGGTCGCCGGGCGGGTCATGGGCGCCCCGTTCATGGAGATCACCTCGCCGATCTCCGTGAACGCGCCGAACCCGCCGGGCGGCGCGGTCGTCGGGTTGGTCGCGATGTACGAGCCGTAGTAGAGCGCCGCGCCGTAGCTGTGAGCGCCTGCGGAGTCTGCCATTACGATGTCTCCCGGAACCAGATGGTTGTGTCGAGGGTGACGCGGAACTCGCTCACCTCGTCGCCGTGGCCCGGTTCCTCGGCCGCGTCGCTCTCGTCGTGGACAATCACCGCCTGCAGGATCCGCCCCGTCGTCGCGACGAACCGCGGCGTGCGGCCCGCGGCCTGTTCGGCCCCGACCCACGCTTCCAGGGCCACCCGGACCGCCGCCGCGAGGTTCTTCGCGGCGCCGTAAGACCGCGCCCACACGTCCAACTGGACGCGCGGGTAACTGACCCCGTTCGGCCCCCGGAGTGTCCGCATCCGCGACCCCGCGACGCGGTGGTACGTCAGGTGCGGGTAGGCGGGGTCCTGCGGGACTTCGCCCCACGGGTAGGCTTTCGCGCCGGCCGCCGTCGTCGCGGCGAGCGCCTCCAACCACACCCGCAGTTCGTCCTCGATGATCGTGTCCACGAGTCCCCCACTCCCGGCCCGCGCCTACCGCCCGCGGGCGTTCGCCGCGAATTCCCGCAGGGCCCCGTTGAGCGCCCGCACGAGCAGCCACGGGATCTTCGCCCGGTGCCGCTCCCACGCCGGCCGCATGAACGGGCGCGGCGGGACGGCCCGGACCCGCTCCCCGTAGAACACGCCGCCGGCCTTGTCCGCCAGCACCCGCTTCTTCTTCGGGACGACTTCCCGCCGCCCGAGTTCGACCAGGTGGGCGTACTTGGACGCCCGCATCCGCTTCCCGTTCGGCAGCGTCACGACGAAACTCTTCCGCGGGCCGACGATCCCGGCCATGACCTTCCCGGCGCGGTACGTCTTGATGAGCCGGCCGAGGCTCTTCCGCAGCAGGCCGGTGTCCCGCGGCACGAGGGACTTCGCCGTGTCCAGGACCGCCTTCGTGCCGTAGCCGACGCCGACGCGGACGGCCTTCCGCGCGGCCTTCCGGTCCACCTCGTTGAGCTTGCGGGCGAGCGCCTGGACCGCGCTCGTCTTCAGCGTCATTCGGACGCCGATCCCCATTACTCGCCCCGCGACAGGTGGTATTCCGCGTCGAGCAAGTCGCACTCGACGCGGAACAGCTTCAGGCCGGTCAGCTTCGCCGCGAGCCACACGCCGGCCGAAAACGCCCGCAAACGGAATCGCAGCATCCGGACGCGGGTCGCCCGGACGGTCACGACGAACGTGCTCTTGGTCCGCACTTCGCGGTCGATGTTCACCGTGATGTCGTCGGCGCTCGCCACGTCACTGCTCCGTCTTGCACCACACTTCGAGCCAGTTCTCGACGCCCTCCATCGGCGGCGCGAACACGACGTTCAGCACGAACTCCCGGCCGCCCCGCAGCCACACCAGCCGCTTCTTGGGCGTCAAGCCGTCCCGGTATCGCATCGTCACCTTGTGCGTGCAGTCGGCCTGCTGGTGGGAGCCGCGAGTCTCCTCGCCGCTCACCACCGTCTGGGGCTCGACGCGGCACCACGCCACCGCTTCGGCGCTCCACACCTGCACGACCGCGCCGAACGCGTCCCGCGTCGGGCTGGCCGACAGCGCCTCGATCCGGCAGCGGTGCCGGAGTTTTCCGATCGGCTCTTTTCGGATCGCGCCGGCCATTCCTCACCCGCCGATTGATTGCCGCCGCCGGACCGCCAGCCGGGTCAGCGCGCCCTCCGGGTCGTCCCACTCGCCGTCGCCGTCACTGTGCGCCAGCCAAATCCCGGTCGCGGCGAACAGGCCCTCGCGGGTCGTGTTGAGCCACGCCCGCTGCTGCGCCCGCGTCCACCCGTTCCACGTCGCCACGCTCGGCGGACTGACGCCCGCGATCTGGCACACCCGCACCACGACGGCCCGCCACTGCGCGTTCGTCAGGGCGGTCGAGCACCAGCGGTGCGTCGCGGCGTCGGCGTCGCTGCCGGACGGGTTGAGGGCGGGCCAGTTCGCGCAGTCGTCCGCCGGGTCGATGTTCGCGGCCCACCACGCCCCGAGCGCGGCGAGGCGGGCGAGCGGGCAGACGACGACGAGGCGGTGCGGGTTGAGGGTCGGCATTACAGTGTCACCCCGTAGGCCGCGGCGAAGTACGCCGACAGCGCGACCTTCTCCGCGTCCGACCACGCCGCCTCGCCGACCAACAGTTCGCGAATGCCGCCGGCCAGGAACACGCCCGACGCGGGGGGGATACGCCCGACGTAGAACCCGGTCCCGCCCGCGTTGATCCCCGCCGCCCCGGTGGTGGACGTGGTGCCGTTGTGGTCCCAGGTGCGAGTAGTCGCGGACGCCCGGCGGACCAGCACGGCCCCCGTCCCGTTGTGTACGCCGTCCACGTCCCAGCCCACGGCCGCGTTGTACCCGATCAGATTCGTCCCGTTCCCGGATTGATCGACCGCCCCGCACCCGATCCCGTACCCGGCCGCCGCCGACCCGTGGTGCACGAACGACCCGTGCGCGCTCGCGGCCACCCGGTACGCCACCGCCATCGACCACGGCGAGCCGAGCGGGAGGGTGTACGCGGCGTTCAACAGGGCGTCGTCCACACCGTCGAACTGGACCTCCCAGACGCCGGACACCAGTCGTAGCGTGGGCCGCGTCGCGTCCGTCGCCGCCGTCAGGTAGCGGGCGTTTCCGCCGAGGTCTCTCCACGTCCCGACCGGGTCTCCGTCCGCGGCGGCGGGGGTCGTGGCACTAGCCCCGGTGGTCTCCTGGAACAGGTACGCGGGGGCGGCGAGGTATCGCAGGGCGAGCGACGTCAGGGACGCGGGGACCGCCCCGCCGCCCATGAGCGCCGCCACGTTCGTCGCCAGCGATCCCCGCCGCGGCCGCGTCACGAGAAGTCCCCCACCGCGATCGCGGACACGTTCACCCCGGTCGTCAGCTTCCACGCGCCCGCGTTCGAGCGAACCCCGAGCGGCACGAAGAACGGCACGAGGTTACTCACGCTGCTCGCGCCGCCGGTGAAGATCGTGACCGCGGACCCGCCGCCGTCGGCGACCGACACCGCGCCCGGACTCGTCGTCGCGGGGACGATCAGCACGCCGGCGAGGTAGTCGCCGGCCTTCGCGGTCGTGTCGCCGCCGAGCACTTGCGCGCTGGCGCTCGCGGCGACGGTCTCGTATTCGGCCGCATCGGGTATCACGGTCACTCCCCTGTTCTCGCCGGCCTCACCCGGTCTCGGCGGTCGCGTACACCTCGCAGGTGCCGTATGCTTTCGGGTTCTCGCTCCCGTCGTCGGTCCGCCAGAACGACCAGTCGTAAATGCCTTCCGCCAGGTCGTCGGTGTCCGTCTCGGCAACCGCCACTTCCCACACGCCGGCGGTGCCGTCGGTGCAGGTGATCCCGGCCCCGAGCGTCTTCTCGATCACGAGCACGCCGCCGCGCGACCGCATCCGGAACCGGACGGCCCAGCTCGCGACCGACGCGGTCGGCGTCGCGGCCTCGGCGAAGACGAGCGTTTTCGCCTGCGCGACGGCCAGCCGGAAAGTCTGCGGTGTCGGGTCTGCCACGGCGGCCTCACACGCTCACGAGGTTCTCGCCCGCCGAAACCGCCGCGGACAAGCCGGTCCGCCCCGACGCCACCGACGCGAGGTTCGCGCGGGGCGGCGCGGTGGTTGACGGATCGCCGCCCGCCGCGAGGAGCGTCACCGCCCCGAGCGCCGCGGCCAGCGACCCGGCGACGGCGGCGGTCCCGGCCGCGGCGAGGGTCGCGCCGCCGAGCGTCGCGCCCGCCGACCCGCCGATTGTCGAGACGGCTGCCGCGGCGAGTGTGGCAGCGTCCAGGTCGGCCGTCAGCGACCCGACGACGACCGACACGCCGGCCGCCACGGACTTCAGCCGTTCGAGCGCGACGTCGAGCGACCCCGCAACCGGTGCGACGCCCGCCGCGGTGAGCGTGGCGGCGTCGAGCGCCGCGGACAGGTCGCCGGTGGCCGCGTTCCCGCTCGTCGCGACCAGCGTGGCGGGGGCGAGCGCGACCCCCAGCGCGCCGACCACGGGCGCGACGCCGGACGCGGAGAGCGCGGCGGCCCCCAGCGTGGCGGCCAGCGACCCGACGACGGGGGACGCCGCGGCACCGGATAGCGCCACCGCCCCGAGTGTCACGGCCGCGGTCCCGGCCGCGGGGGATACGCCGGCTGCGGCGAGGGTGGCCGCTTCGAGCGTTACGGCCGCCGCGCCGACCGCGGGAGACACGCCCGCGGAGGCCAGCGAGACCGCCCCGAGCGTTACCGCCAGCGACCCCGCGACCGGGGACGCCGCGGTCGCCGACAGGGCGACAGTCCCCAGCGTCGCCGCCAGCGTCCCCGCCACGGACGACACGGCCGCCGAAGTCAGGGCGACGGCCCCGAGGGTCGCGGCGAGCGTTCCGGCGATCGCGGACGCGCCGGCCGCGCTCGCCGTCACCGCGCCGAGGGTGGCCCCGAGCGTCCCCGCCGCGGGGGAGGTGCCGGCCGCGGACAGGGTGACCGCGCCGAGTGTGGCCGCCAGCGCGCCCGTCGCCGAACCGCCCCCACCGGCCGGCGACACGGACGCCGCCCGCCTCCCCCGCTGACCGAAAACCCGGCAGTGGTCGGCCGTCGCCATCGTCCCGGCGATCGTGAGCGGGAACCCGCCCCTCAAGTCGATTTCCGGGCTGTAGCGGCCGACCAGGGGCCAGTAAGCCACTAAAGAAGCCGGCCGGACGAGTCGCGGACTGTACCCCCTGCTGAGTGCCAACACCTCGTCGTCGGTCAGGGCCGCATTCCAGACGGCCGCTTCCGCCATCGACCCGTTCAGCACGCCGGAACCAGTCGGATCGCCGCCGCCCCGGTACTGATTCAGGACGATCTGGTTTATCGAGGAGGGGGCCGGCGAGACGTTGCCGGCCCCCGTCCCCTTCGACCCGCCGTTGAGGTACACGGCCCGCGCGTTGTCCGCGGAGAACACCCCGCAGGCGTGGTGCCACACGTTCGCCGTGAACCCCGCCGAAGTGCTGGCCCCCTGGAAAGTGGAGTTGTTCGCCTCCTCGATGAAGATCGGGTCGCCGGCCGTCGCGCCGTCCGCGGCCATGACGAAGTAGTGGTCGCCCGAACCGCTCCGGTTCAGGCACATCAAATTCATGTAGGCGGTGACGTTGACCGGGTTGAACCAGCAGGCCATCGTCAGCGGGACGCCGGACGCCGGGTTGGTGCCGGACAGGTAGTTGGAGGCGCTGCCGGTGTTGGAGCGTGCCAAATCACGTCTCCTTGATTTCGACCGCCAGCAACTCGGCGTCCCCCGCCGCCGTGTCGTTCGCCACGTCCCTGCGGACGCGCACCCGGAACGATTCGCCCGCCGCGACCGAGTCCATGTTCGCGCCGTTCGTGACCGCGACGTTGACGACGTCCGCGTTCCCGCTGGTCCCGTCCACGGTGACCGCCGTGACCGTCTGCGCGGTGGCGAATCCGTCGGAGTCGATGTCTTGCTGTGCGTCGCCGATCCGCTCGAAGGACACGTCCCACCCGCACGTGCCGGTCGTGGCACTGGTCATCGCGTAGTGGATGTAGACCGTGACCCCGCCGCCCGCGTAGTGCCGGGGCAAGACCCCGGTGAAGATCGCCGCCTCCTGCGTGGTCGTGTCGAAGTCGAGAACGGGGTGCCCGTTCCGCAGATCGAGCGTCGCGTAGTTACTGCTCGGCGGCTCGTTGTCCGCCGGAAAAAAACAGCAGAGGGTGTTCCCGGACGCCATTTACACGCCCCCGAGGTATCGCTTCTCGATGACCAGCATCAGCAGGATCGCCTTCTGCGCCGCGGTCAACGCCCCCCGCGCCGGCTGCGGGATCGCCGCGTTGACGGTCGCGGCGTTGTCGCTGAAGAACTGGTCGATCGCGTTGAACGCAGCCCGCAGGTCGCCCTTCGTGACCGCCCCGAGCGCCCCGAGCGACGGGTGCGTCATCAGGTCGTTCGCGCCGGCCACCCGCGCGGCGTCGGACAAGATCGCCATGATTCCCCCGTAACGGTTTTGGTCCGACGCCCGCGGCTTTAGGCGTTCCCGTCGGTCAGCGTGAAGGAACTGATCGACACGGCCTGGCCGCTCGCCAGGACCGCGTTGTCGAGCGTCAGGTCGCCGCCCCCGCCGGTCGCGGTCACGGTCCCCTGGATGCCGCAGGCCGTGCCGCCCGAGTCCTTGACGCGGAAGTGCCCGGCGGTGCCGGCGGCGTCCGCCGACAAGTCTTGCCACGTCCCGGACTTCGCCTTCGCCCCGCTCGACGCGGCGGCCAGCCAGTCGGAGGGCAGGCTCATCGAGGCGAGGAGCGTCCCGGAGTCGGCCGTCGCGCACGTGGCGGGCGGCGCGCCGCTGCGGATTTCCAGGATCGCGCTCGTGCCGATCGTCGTCTCGATCGCGTCGAGCCGCGCGTTGCGGACGGCCACGGACAGTTGGATGCTCACGGATAGTCCCCCGTTCTCAGCAGCTGGCACAGGCTTGCCGCCCGCTCCGGCACTCCCCGTTCGTGCGGGCTCTTCCCGTCCCCGCGGTTCTCGTAACTGTCCGCGACGCAAAGGAGCATCGCCTCTTTCGCGGCGTCGGGCACGCCGCTCGCCGCGGTCCCGGCCGTGTACGTCACGACCACGGGCGCGACCTTGCCCGACTGCAGCCCCGGCCAGCTCGTGTTGATCGGCGGGTAGACGAGCGGCGGGCGGTGCGTCAGCCACGACTGGCAGCCGGCCAGCGTGGTGAGCGTCCCGTCCGCCGCGTAGTATTTCACGCTCGTCAGGGCCGCGGCCTCGGTCGGCAACTCGATCGGCCCGCCGCACTCCGGCCAGTCGGCCAGGGTCAGGGTGAAGGTCCGCGTGAGCCAGACCCGCCGCGATTCCTTCTCCGTGGCTTGCGCCGCCGCCGCGATCATCCCCTGGATGTCCGCGTCCTCGGCGTCGTGGTCCACGCGGATGCGGGACTTCACTTCGGCGACCGTGAGGGGCAGTCCCGTCGGCGCGCCTTCGGAGAGTCCGAACACGGCCCCTCCTTTACCCGGCGACGAACACGAAGTTCAGCGTCTGCGCGAGCGTCCCGGCCAGGTCGAGCGTCCGGTCCGCGGCGGCCACGTCCGGCCCGGTCTCGTTGAACTTGAACAACAGTTCCTGCCCCGGCGCGATCGTGATCGAGCTCGCCGCGCCGAACAGGTCGATCCCGTTCGCCGCGCCCGGCGTGACGACGATGTTGTTCGCGCTCGGGTTGGACAGCTTCACGAACTGGACCTTGAGGCCGGTGAAGTCCACCGTCCCGCCGTTCACCCCCGGCATCGCCGCGAGGTTGATCGTCCCCGCGCCCGCGCTGAGCGTGGCGACGCCGCTCGACACCTTCGTGCACGGGATCGTGCCGCTGGCGTTGAACGTCCCGCCGGTCGAGAGCCCGTCGTGCGTGATCGTCGGCGTCGTGACGAGGCTCACGCCGGTGCCGAGCGTCTCCTTCACGGAGAGGATCGAGTTGTAGGTCACTTCCACGGACATCGGCGGCGCTCCACGGTGTGCGGTGCGGGCGGGGCGTTAGCGGCGGGCGGGTTTCGGCTTCCTCGGCTTCTTCGGCCCGCCGATCGTCTTCCCGGCCATCGGCGGCGCGGCGATCACGGCGTCGCCCGCGACGGCCGGAGCGAGCGGGCGCACGATCCCGCGGCGGGTGAGCACGTCCACGACGCCGCCGCCGAGGACGGACTCTTCGGCCGTGCGGCCCGCGCGGTACGCCTGCCAGTCTTTGAGGAACTCGATCACGGGTGTCTCGCGCGGCCTACAGGCGAACGGGGCGAACCGAACCAGCGGGCCGGCTTAGAGCACCGGGACGCGCAGGTTCTGCGCCACGCCCTTCTGGGCGGCGGTCGTCGGCACCTGCTCGCCGCGGTGCAGTTCGGCGAACACCGCGAAGAACGCGCCGGCCGCCCCGTCGCCCCCGGTGATGACCGGCAGCAGGTAGCGCTTCCGCCCGCGCAGGTCGATTTCCCAGGTGAAGAACTTGTTGTCGTCGGTCGCGCTCGGCAGGACGGACACGGTGCCGACGTCGAGCGTGGCGGTCGCCCACACGGTGCCGGTGATGTCCGCGCCGCTGGTGAGGGCCGTGGCACTCGCCGCGACGTCCGCCTCTTGCACTTTCAGTGCGGCGACGGCGATGTCCGTCGCGCCCAGGTACACGACGATCCGGCAGAAGTCGAACCCCAGCGTGTCGATGACGTTGCACACCAGCGCGGCGTTGTCCACGATCGCCGCGGGCGGCGTCACGCTGACCAGCTTCGGGAGAATCGGCATCATGGCGGCGGCCTCGCGGCGGGTGCGGTGTATGGGTCAAGGGCGGCGGTCCGTCGCCGCCCGCTTGCTGTTTCTGCGGGGCGGCTTACCCGAGCTTCAGCCCGATCACCGGGCCCGGCTTGGTCGAATCGACCGGGTCCACGATCGTGTGGCAGTTGATGTCGAACCGCTCGGTGCTGAGCAGGGTGATGAGCTGCTTGATGAAGTCGTCGTTGATCATGCCGACTTCGAACGTCCGCTGGCGGCGGTCGCCGAACGCGGTGGACATCGCCAGGTCCGCGAGCAGGATGCCGGTGACGCCGGTCGTCACGCTCGCGGCCCGCGGCATGACGTTCACGTACTCCACCGGGTAGTTCAGGAACTTCGGGATGCCGCCGTTGGCGATGTCCTGCGCGGTGACGCCGCCCGCGGCCGTCTGCAGCGGCCCCATGCTCGCGGCGTACACTTCCTTGTGGCACAGCCACACGGGGTCGATGCCGGGGTAGTTCGGCACCTTCCCGACGACGGACCAGAAGTCGGCCAGGGTGAGCGCGCCGAGGGTCGTGTGCCCGGTCGCGGTGACCAGGCCCGCGGAGTTCGCCGACAGGATGATCTTCGGGAGCAGGCCGTGGATCCCGCCGTAGGCGGACGCGCCGGTCCCGTTGATCGCGCAGTCGTCCTCCTTCTGCGCGAAGGAGATCGCCGCGTACATCGTCCACTCGTCGCCGAGGTCGATGATCGCGTCCTCGGACAGGTTCCGGGACATCTTCCCGTAGGCGGCGAGGTTCTTCGCGACGAGCGAGATAAGGTCGTAGGTCTGCTCGGTCTGCGCGGTCGGGGCCTGCCCCTCGCCGACGAAGTAGGTGGTGAGCGCCCCCGTCCACCGCGGCCCGCTCCACGTGTCGGACGTCATCGTCCGCTTCTTGGCGAGCCGGCGGATGACGCCGTACTCTTCGCTGAGCCGCTCGATCTCCATGTCCATGACGTCGGGGACGAAGTAGGCCGCCCCGGTGTTGCTGCTGGTCGAGAGCGTGGTCGCGTTCAGGTCGCCGTGCCCGTACATCTCGGCGTACCGCTGGCGGCTCGGCGAGTGCCCGAGCAGCGCCCCGGCGACGAACAGCCCGGCGCGGTAGGCCCGCTCGTTCGCGTCGGTGCCCTTGAACGCCTTCAGGTTCGCGCGGCGGCGCGTCCCCGCGGGCAGGGCCGGCGCGGACACCGCGGCGTGCGGGTTGTGGAGTTGCACGATCGCCGGCGTCGCCGGTTCGCCGCGGCCGGCGTTGAGTTGCGCGCGGTTGCTCACGCTCGCCGTGGCGCGGGTGAGTGACTCGCGGGCGGTCGCGATCTGGGTTTGGAGCGAGTCCCAATTGGCGAGGTGGCGGGCGCGGTCTTCCGCCGAACACCCCTCGGCCTCGGCCGAGGCGAGCGCGGCCTCCTGCTGGTCGATCAGCCCGGCGATCTGCGTTTCGAGTCGGCGGATGGTCTCGTTCACGGTGCCCTCGGTCTTGCCGGGGCTACCGCGGAAAAACGTGGACGCGGCCCACCGGCGAAGGGGTTGTTTCCCGTTCGCTGATGGGCCGCGTCGTTAGCGACTTGGCCTCACCGTTTCGCGCCGCGGACTGCGATCTAAGGACCGCAAACCCGCGACCGTGTTGATTTCTGTCATTCACCTTCGGCCGCGCCGGGCCGGATGTCAACCCATTCGCATCCGGCGGCGGCGGATTTGGACCGCCGAGCGGTCCGGTTGTGCGGGCGACTCGGCGCGACCGCCCCCGCCCTGGCCCGCCCCGCCGAGGCGGGTGAGCACGTCGTCGATCGTCCCGATTCGGTCCGCCAGCCCCAGCCGCACGGCCTCGCGCGCGGGGAAGATCCTTGCCCCCCACTCCTCGCGCACCCGCGTCTGGGTGACGCCGCGCCCGACCGCGACCGCGCGGACGAAGTCCTGGTAAGAGTCGTCCACCCGCCGCTGGTACTCGGCGCGGGCCGCGTCGTCGAGCGGGGCGAACGGGTTGCCCGCGACCTTCTGCGCCCCGGCGGCCACGAACGACACCTTCACGCCGAGTTGTTTCAGGTACTCACTTTCGTCAACGTGCATCATCACGACTCCGATCGACCCGACCTCGGAGCCGGGCGACACGACCAGTTCCGACGCCTGCGACGCGACGTAGTACGCCGCGCTCGCCGCGTAGGTGCCGGTGACGGCCGCGATCACCTTCTTCTGGGTCGCCGCCGCCGCGACCCGCGCGGCCAGTTCCGGCGTCCCGCTCACCGTCCCGCCGGGCGAGTCGATGTCCAGCACGATCGCCGGCACGCCGGCGTCGGCGGCGAGGGAGTCGATCTGCCGCCCCACGTCCTCGGCGCTGGTCGCGAACCCCATCTCGGTCCAGAAGTTCGGCTCGCGGACGATCGACCCGCGGATGTGGACGACGGCCGGGCCGGACGCGCGCGACGACCGCCCGCGGGTCGCGGCGGCGAGCTTCGCCTGAATCTCGGCCTCCGGCAGTTTGCGGAGCGAGAACAGCCACTCGGCCGACGCCGGGTGCATGGCGAGCGGCTCCGCAAGGAGAGCCGCAAGGATTCGCTCGTAACGCATGGTGTCAAGCCGCCTTCGTTAGTGGAACAAGGCCCCCCGCCACTTCGACGACCCGTTCGCTAAGCCACCGCTCCGCGACCTTTTCGACCCGCTCCGCGAACTTCGCCGGCGGACCGTCCGCCGCGGCCAATAGGTCGGCGCGGCTCCGCTCGACGTGAAGGACGACGCCGAACGGGGCTTTGCCGAACGTCGATTCCCACGCCTCGGCGAGCGGCTGCAACTTGTCCGCGACCATCTCGACGTGATCGCCGTAGAACGCATCGAGCCACGCGACGAACTCGCCCGGTTTGGCCGCGGCCCGCTTCGCCTGCGCCGCCTCTTTCCGCAGGCACTGGCCCGTCGCCGACACGACCGCCTTCCGTAGTGCGGCGGCGAGAGCCGCGTTCTCCGCGGGCGGGCCGGGGGAGGGGTTCGCGGGCGGGGCGGCGGGCGCGATCTCGTCGCCGAACTCGTCCACGCGGATGTAGTTCGACGGGAACAGCAGCACGTTCCCGCCGGGGTGCGGGTTCATGCTCTCCGTCTCGCGGCACTCGTTCGGCATCCGCATCCCGATCAGGACCTGCTTGCTGTACGCCTCGGTGCGCTTCAAAATGTCGGCCCGTTCCAGCCCTTCCAGGAGGTGCTCGACGTGGTACTCGGTCGAGCCGCCGAACAGTTTCCGGTTCTTCTCCTGCTCGATCTTCACGAGCCACGGCAGGAGCGCGAACTTGATGAACCCGTCCACCTGCTCGGCGATCCCGGTCCCCCAGCTGGTGGACTTCTCGACGTCCCCGATCATGTGCGGCGGGACGTGGTACATGCCGGCGATCTCGCCGCGGGTGAACTTCTGCGTTTCGAGCGTCTTCGCGGCGTCGGGGGCGACGCCGATGTTGACCCACTCCGCGCCGTCCTGCAGGATCACGACCTTCGACGACGAATCGCTCTGCATGTGAATCTTCTTGAAGTCCTCGATGAACTTGATCGCCTCCTGCGTGCTGCCGAACTTCTTGCCCGGCTGCATCCGGATCGCGCCGGGCGGGCGGAACCCGCGCGACGCGAACCGCTCCATCTCCCGCTCGGTCGCCATGCCCGCGCGGATGACGTTCCGGGCGATGCGGGCCTGGGAGTACCCGCAGATGCCGTCGAACCCGATCGCCGGGACGTGCAACACGTCTTCCGCCGCGAGGGTCGCGATCGGCTTGGTGCGGTCCCCGCGCTGGTACACGTCGTACACCTGCGCCCCGGTCCGCTCGTCGTGCCGCACGTCCACCACGTCCGGGCCGAGCGGGTTGATCTGCTGCACCTCGCTGCCGCTCTTGTTGCGGACGACCTGGGAGAAGCAGTTGCCCCACGTCAGGAGGTGCCCGACCGACGTTTCCCGAGCGACGGCCGAGGACATCCGCGGGTTGAACTCGTCGTGAAGGACGCGGTAGACCCGCGCGTCGGTCGCCCGCTCGCGCGTCTTCGTCTTGATGTTCCGGCGGTACACGATGAGGGGCAGCGACGCGATCGACCCGGCGATCAGGCCGACGCAGCTGTAGACCGCGAGGTAGTTCAGGACGGTCTGCTCGTTCACCACCGGGGGCGCGTCGCCGCCGGCGTTGCCGGCCGCCCACTGGACGAACCACGGCGCGGGGTGACTGAGCGTGGACGCCGAGGGCGCGGCCGGCGGGCTTTCGGCGTCGCCGGCCCCCGGCGCGGCGAAGAACCCGATCGAGTCGAGCGTCTCGGTCGTCATAGGTCGATCACCACGAGGGGTGGGATGGTCGAGTCCGCGACCGGGGCCATGAGTCCTGCGAACGTCATCACCGCCGACACGACGCCGTCAACGCTCTTGCCCGAGTGCGGCGCGGGCTTGACCGGCCGGATGTTCTGGTTCCGGTCGCTCCACACCTCGCAGTGCCCGACCTGCCAGTTCATCACCGGGTTGTCGGGGTGAACGACCTCGCCCACCTTCACCCGCCGCTCGAACTCCTTCGCCGGTCCGGTGAACGGCATCAGCGATTGCTTGAACACCACCCGCTCGGCGACGACGCCGGGGAGACTTTCCGCGCCGACGGTCCGCCCCTCGTGGAGCGATTGCGTCATCTCGTTAGCATAATGTTCGTCATAGTAAAGCGCAAGAACGTTGAGGTTGTGGGCCTCGATCGCCTCGCGGATCTCCTGTTCGACCTGCCAGTAGTCGATCTTCGCGCCGGGGGTCAGCGTCAGGTGTCTGCCCGCGGCCCACGTCGCGAACGGGAACAGGTGCTCGCGGTCGCGGGCGGTGTCCCTCGGCAGCCAGAACATCGGCCACACGCGGACGCACTCCGGGCCGTCCTCCGGCCACGGGAAGGTGAACACGTTCGCCGTCATGTCCCCGCTGCGGGACAGGTCCAGGCCGGCGTAGCAGTCCCGCCCGGCGCAGTCGGCGAGGGTGAAGGCGCGCGCCGCCCGCGCCCACGCGGCCGAGTCGAGCCACTGGTTCGTGGACCCGACCCACAGGTTCAGCCGCTCCTGCTTGAAGATCGCCACCTTCCGCGGCGTCTGCTTCGACCGCTGCCAGTCCGACCGGAATTCCTCGGGGTCGATCAGCGACCCCCAGGCGGGGTTCGCCATCCTCCCGTACTCGTCGATGTTCTCGTCGATGTCGGCGTCGCCGGCGTCGTCCGGCGCGCAGTATTCGACGTGCAGGTAGTGCGGGTCGGCGCGCTCGCCCGAGTTGACCTGGCGGCCGTACTGGAACCGCTCGAACCCGACCGAGGACGGGTCCGTGCCCGCCGTCGAGAACGACACCTGCAGCGGCTCGCGGCGGCTCAAGCCCGCCCGCCCGACGGCCTCCATCATGACCCGGTTCACGACGTGCATTTCGTCGATCGTGACGCTGCCGTTGTACCCGTGTTTGGCGTCCGCCCCGCGGCGGTCGTCGCCGGTCACGATCTCGATCAGGCTGTTCGTGGGCAGGTGGTCGATGTTCAGGGTCGTGTTGTTGACCTTGAAGTCGGCCCGCTCGGCGGCGGGCATCTGCTGGATCATCTTCACCGTGTGCCGCTGCGCGATGCGGGCCTGCTGCCCGCCGTTCGCCATCATGTACACCTTCTGCCCCTGCTCGCCGTCCCCGCTGACCATGTACAGGTTGAACGCCGCCGCGCCGGGGGACTTCCCGTTCTTCTTCGCGGCCCACAGTCCGGCGTGCGTGAAGCGGCGGATCCAGGCGTCCCACTTGTTCGACCAGCGGACCCACGAGAAGAGCCGCATGAAGAAATCGCGCTGGTAGGGCAGGAGTTCGAGAAGTTCGCCGGCCTTGTCCCCCTCGTACAGCCGGCACCGCGATTCGATCCAGTCGCAGGCGAACTGGCCCCGCTCCGCGTCGAACCGCATCCCCGCTTTCGCGGCGAGTTCGTCGGCGGGGGTGCGTATCCAGTCCTTCGTGTCGCGGTCGGTGGTCATGTCTCGGTCAGCGCCACGTGAATTCGCCGGCACTTCTCGCAGCGGCCGTGCCAGACGAACATCTCGCTCCCGTCCGTCGTCCTCAACCTCTCCTTCGTCAGATACGCGACTGCGAAGATCGGCTCCCGGACCCGCAGTTCGGGCGCACGCATCAAGGTAAACGACGGCGGCTCGTAGCTGCACTCGCACGCCATCGCGTACCACGAGACCTCGGAGGCGATGTTCAGCGCCGGGACGATCTTGATCTCTTCCGGCGGCACCCGGTAGTGCATACAGACCAGATCACAGATGCAATTCTCTTCGCCCTCCAGCGCCCACGCCCACCCGCGGCGCAGGTACGCGGCGAACGGCGTCGGGGTCGGCTCGCCCCGGTCGGCGGCCTGCTCGTCGAGCCAGTCCGCGAACACGAACCGCGGGGTGTCGTCGCCGCGGGCCGCGAAGATCGCCACCACGAACTTCCTGTCGTCGGTCATTTCGGCGGCCCCTTCATGTCGAGCTTGGTCCGCGGGCGGGTCGGCACCTTCGCCGCCACCGGCCCGGCCGAGACTTCGGGCTTGAGCTTCGCGCGGGATTCCGGCGTCAGCCCGAACTGCCGCGACAGGTTGTTCACCTTGTCCTCGATGATCCCGAGCGAGACCATCACCCGGCCGAACCCGACGGTCCCGATCTCGAACTCGTCGAGGTGCTCGGCGCACTGCGAGAGCCGCACCCGCCACCGGCACAAGTCCGCGAGCCGCGCCGCGTCCGACTCTCGCGCGCGGTCGGCCAGGAGGGGGAGTAGTTCGTCCCACACCGCAGACGCCACTTCGCCCAGATCCTCAGGCTTCTTCGGCAGGCGGCGCGATTCCGCTGTCACCCCGTCGGTCGTCGGCGGCGGTCCGTGGCGATCCTCGCGGTACGTCCCCGCCTTGATGTGATCCGCGGCAGACTTCTTGGGACGGCCCATGCGAACTCTTTTGTAAAACGTGGCGAAACTTGTGCGCGACTGCGGGGACGGTCTGGTCCGCAAAACCCCGAAGTTTTGACACCCGCCCCGGTGTCAGACTATCTCGTCGGGCGGTCGTGAATCAGTCCCTTCGTATCGCCCGGAACCACGCCTGTTCCGCCTTGCCCCGCAACCACGCGATGTTGTGCGGTTCGGCGGCCGACAGGTAGGCGAGCGTCATCACACCGCAACTGTCTCTGGCCGCGCGGAGGGATGCGAGGAATTTCATGTCCTCGCACTGTGCGCTCCCGACGATCTTCCGGCACTCGCCGAGCGCCTTGCCCATGTGGATCGACGCCGCCACTGTCTTGCTGTTGCTCATCGCTCGAATCCCTCAATCTGCGCCACGATAGGGGCGAACTCGGCGTCTGCCATCACTCGCCAACTGCGGTCCGACAAGTTCCACAGCGACTCGCCGCGACTGCTCACCCGCCACGACTGGCCGGACGGCCTCTCGGCCAGCGTCCGGGCGAGAATGTACGTGACGCCAACGGCAGTGATCCGGATGACGGTCAGCCAGCCGTCTTCCTCGCCGAGAAGGTCCGTTCCCGCGACCCATTGATTCGCTCGGCATTGGTCTGCGGCACACGCAGTCATCGCCCGAATCCCCCGTCACTGGTTGCCGTCTTGCGATTATGGCAGGTGGCGCACAAACTTTGCCAATTGTCGGACGACCAAAATAATGTCTTGTCGCCCTTGTGCGGCACGATGTGGTCCACGACGGTCGCGGCCATGGTCAGCCCGCGTTCGCCGCAGGGCACGCACAACGGATGGTCGGCCAGGTAGCCTAGCCGGGCCTTCTGCCAACTGTAGTCGTACCCGCGCTGTGCGGCGGTGGGGCGTGCGGCCTGCGGCGGCGTGTACCGCGGGGCGTTCCCGCCGGGTGGCTTCAGCCGCTTGGGGCGCTGGGGCATGGTTCACTCGCGGGTCTTGCGAGGCGACGACTCTTGAATTTGTCGCAGCACCGCGTTGATCTCCGCGAACTCGTTAGGCCGCACTGCACCCGTCCCGCTGCCGCCCTGCGGCGGGACGATCCGGCCCTTGATCTTCGGCGCGTCACCCAATACGCCCTGCCTCTTCAACCGACCGGGACACGGCTCGCCGCGAGTGCAAGGGCAGGGCGGCAGCTGTCCGCCGGCCAGCACCAAGAGCACGATGATGATCGCGACCAACTCTTCGGCGGACATGGCGACCTCGTGTTGTGCTGTCGTGGTGACACCCCATTGTCACCCACGATCGGGGGCGGCGCAAGCCCGTCGTCACCACGGGTTCTGAAGGATCTCGTTCGCCAGGTTCCGGAACGGCGAACCGCCTAGCTCGCGGTCGTCGAGCCAGTCGGCGAATGGGCCGAGCGTATTCGCATCGAACGGGTTCTCGCGTATCGACCACAACCACCCGGAGTCTACCGAACTCAGCCCGAACTGGTCGCCGAGCAAGAGCGTGGCCTCGAACGTGAGCCGGACGCCCCCGTCCGCTCGCGTGCCGTCGGTCATCGTGAACGCGGTGTAATCGACGCGGGTGGAGACGCGGAGGAACAGCCACGTCCGGCCGAGCGCGAGGGGCCAGACGGCCCCCTCTTCGCATTCGACCTCTACGGTGTGCGGCCGACCTTCCTCCTGCGGCGGGTATACGGTCAGTGTGCGGTACTCGACGCGCTGCGGCCTGCGCCGGGGCTGCCAGATCCACAGGTCTCGCGAGATTGTGAACGCCATGACACAATCCTACCACACGGCCCCGCCCGGCCCGGCGGCGTGAGAATCCATTCTCACCCGCGGGCGGGCGGGGCGCAAGCTAACTCCGCTTCTTCGTCGGGGCGCTCATCTCGGCGGCCATGTCGAGCCGCCCGCCTTGCTTGGCGAGTGCGTGCGCCAGTTCGCGCAGGTGCTCGTTCGGGATCAGTGGGCACGGGTCGCCTTGCTGCAACTCGGCCCACATGAGCAGCTTCACCGCCGCCTCGCGCAGGCTGCAGCAGGTGAACGCCGCTTCGCTTCGGAGCTTGTTCGCCCTCATGCGGCCTCCAGGTCGTCGAACAGGGTCGGCCCGGCGTCCCTCGCGGCCGGGGTGCGGTCCAGCGCTCCGGGCGGGTGGAAGAGCGTCGCGTACCCGGCCGGGAACGTGCGGTCGTAGTTGCGGCTGTACGTCAGCCCGCGGTTCGCACTCACCGTCACCCGGAACCGGCTCGGGTCGTGGTAGTGCGGGGCGGTGAACCGCACCAGGCCGGGCGGCCAGCACAGCAGCCAACTGCCGTTGTGGGCCGTCGAGCCGACCTTGCACTTGTCGGCGTTGATCCACCGGTGCGCGAGTTGCGTGATCTCGCCGGTAACGGAGTCTTTCTCGGTGTGGCGGACGCCCGACGAGACCCAGCCTTCCGCGATCGCCACGGACCACTGCCACCAGCGCGTGGGGTCGGCGTTGCGGGGCGAGCCGTACACCCGCCAGTCGGCCCGCGCCGCCGCCTCTTCCGGTCGCCCGTGGTCGGCGAGCCAGTCCGCGAAGTACGCCAGTTCCGCGACCAGTTCGGACGCCGGGCGGGTCGCCCACAGGTGGTAGAGCTTGGCGCGGAAGGCGAACTCCTCGGCGGACATCCTCGCCGGGCGGGGGAGCTTGGCGGGGATCGTCCACGTCTCGAAGCGGTGGTTCCGCGAGTCGTACCCGCACGCGGCGCACGCGGCGTCCACCTCGCGGGCGCGGATGTTGATGAACGACTCCGCGCCGGGGGCTTTGCAGCACGGGCAGTTCACGCGACCCCTCCCGCCGGGCGGTTGACGAGCAGCACCTCGGGCGCGGCACTTATCGCGGGCTTGCTCACGTCAGCCGTCCTTTCGTCGAGTCCATTTCGCGTCCGCGCTTCGGCCGTCCCGCCGAACCCCGACTTTCGCCGCCGCCGCGTTAACGCACGCGACCAGGAACGCGGCGTTCGCCCGCAGCTGCTCGAACGTCACCGGCTCGTGCGTCGCCACGCTCGCGACGATGGAGCCGTTCGCGTCCCGGATCAGCAGCCCGTCAACCGTCCACGGCGTCGGCGAGTGTGCCGGTTCGCCGTTGCTGCCCGGTTGTGTCGGTCGTGCGTTCGCCATGCCGTTCCGCCGCACAGTTATCGGACCCGCCCGCAATCGCACCACCGCTTCGATTAAGGCCGGTCGCCCCGGCCCGCGCCGAATCGCACGGGCCGGGGTGCCGTTCAGCCGTCAGCGCGCCGCCTATCGCATCTCGCGGAAGAAGGAGTTGAACTCCTCTAAGCCGCTGCTCACTTCCTTCGCGAACGCGATCGCCCCGTCCACGTCCGCCCGGACGTGCGACCGCGAGAAATTCCGCAGGCACGCGCAGACCATGCTGACGCGGTAAAAGAACGTCGCGAGGAACTCGCGGTCGGGGCCGACGATCGTCCCCTCGTAGTCCGGGATGGGCGGCGGCTTCTCGTCGGGGATCGGGTCGATGCCGTTGTTCCAGAACGGCACGAACACGTTGCGGACCTCGTGAACGGCCGCCTCGTGGTAGCAGTCGGCCGGGGTGCGGCCGAGAACGGGGTCGTCGGCGCACTCGCGGACCCGCTCGGCCTCGATCCACCGCTCGGCGTCGCCCTCGTCGCGGAAGACCGCGTCGGGCGGGTGCAGTTCGTCCTCGCCGCACGTCAGGAAGACGGCGAACGCGTTGTCGTAGTGGCAGTGGTCCCAACTCATCGCGTGATCCTCCAAAGGGTTCGTGGTTCGCTTCACCCGCCCTTGCGGTCGTTGTCCCGCCCCGGCGCGTCCGGGCGGTGAATCCGGAGCGTCGGCCGCGGCACCGCGGGGAAGGGCAGCGTCGCCGGCGGCTCGGCGACTTCGATCACGTCCACGCCGCCCGGCATCGTGACCACCTTCCCGCCGGCGTTGCCGGCGATCAGCTGCCGCAACCCCACCCACGTCTCGCAACTCGCCTCGCTCCGGGCGGCGTTCGCTTCGCTGGCCGCGCCGTTCGCGCTCTGGCGGGCGGCCTCGTCGCGGTGGATGAGGGCCGCGGCCTCGTGCCTGCGGGCGGCCTTGTTGTGCCGGCGGGCGCGGTTCGCGTTGTGGACGCAGCCGAGGAGGATCAGGGCCATGCCGGCGTACAGGCCGGCGAGCACGTACAGGTCTGTCGCGTGGATCTCGTACACGGGGTCACTCTTTGAGGTTGAGGATCTTCACCAAGTCGTACACGTCTTGCGGGCGGATGCCCTTCGCGCCGTCGGTGCGGACGAACGGGACGCCCTCTTCGCGGTAACCGCATTCCAGGTCGTCAACGGCGGCGAACCGCGTCACGGTGCGGAAGGCGTCGAGCCAGCCGCGGGCCAGCTTCCCGCGGTCGTGCGGATCATCCTTGTCCGCGTCGGCCGGCAGGTAGCTGTCAACCACCGCGGCCGTTCGCTGCGGCACGCCGTGCGTCAGGAGCATGTTGCGGAACCCGTCGATCCGCATGGAGCCGTTGAGGATCAAGTACCGCCACGCCGAGGCGAGTACGATCCGGCAACCGGTCTCGCCGACAACGAAGTCGAGCAGCCCGGCCTTCTGCGGGTCGATGCCGCAGTAGCCGTTGCGGTGCTGGGCGTGGTCGTTGAGCACGCCGTCGATGTCGAGGAACAGGATCTTCACGACTGCGCTCCGGGTTCGGGCCGGGTCTTGAGCGGGATCGCGTTCAGGGTCCGCTTGATCCGGGCGGCGTAGGTGCCCGCCCGCTTCGGCGTGAGCATCACGTCCGTGGCCATGATGTTGAGCAGCGCGTCGCGGGTGATGTCGAGCGTCCGGCGGACCATTTCGAGGTAGTCGGACATCTCGCGCGACACGGTGAACACGGCCGAGTAGCGGTGCCCCCGTCCGCACTCGTCCGTCTCGTCCTTGCCCCAGCCGTGCCGGGAGACGACTTCGGCGGCGCAGTGCGGGCAGTGGCCGTACTTCATCGCTTTCACTCCCTCACGCGGCGTCGGCCGCCCCCGCGGCCTTGGTCCTCAGCGACGCGAACAGGTCGGCGTTGTCGCCCGGCTCGCGCTCCCGGATCTTCTCGGCCTCGAACCGCTCGCGGCTGGCGAGCGCGGCCGGGCCGTCCATCATGCCCGTCGCCCGGCGGTAGGCGTCGTGCGTCACGAGCGGGAAGTCCGGGTTCTGCTTCTCCAGCACCCGGACGCCGGCCTTGCACCCGCGGTCGTCGCACGCCACCGCCGTCGTCAGGACGCGCTTCGGGTACCGCTTCACCCAGCACAGTCGGCCGTTCGAGACGCACGCCGGGTGCGGGACGACGACCAGCCCGCACCCGCCGCACGCCGGGCACCGCGGCGCGCGGGTGTACCCGTCGGTCGCCGGGTCGGGGCGCTCGACCGCGGCGGCCTCCTCGCGCGCCCGGCGGACGCCCGCGATCACCGCCGCCAGGTGCTCGCGCGGCCACTCCGGGATCCTGCCCGACTCCACGATCGCGTCCGTCACCAGGCACAGTTCCGCGAGCGTGGTCCGGATCCGGAGCGCGAACAGCTTGCGGTTCGCCTCGAGGATCTTCGCCGTCGCCTCGCCGCCGCCGGTCGCGTTCGTGTGGTACGTCACCCACTGGTCGAAGTCGAAGTCTCTCACGCGGCGGCGCTCCCCGGTTGTCCGCCGTCCTTGCGGGCCTTCTCCTCGGCGGCGATCTCGGCGATGCGGGCGTCGAGCCGGGCGCGCTGCTCGCTCGGCGAGAGCGTCGGGCCGACTGTCGGGCGGCGGGCGAACTTCTTCGGGAACAGGCCCTGGTACTCGTTCCGGATCGAGTCCTCGATGCACTCGACCGCGGCGGCCGGGCCGATCACGGCGAGCGCCTTGAACTGCCCGGCCTCGCCGACGGGGGTGTAGGGCTTGAGCCTCTTCGCCGCCCGCTGCGCCTTCCACGTCCCCCACGCGATCCGGAATTCCGGAGTATCCAATTCCGGAGGTATCGCCGCCGCGGGGCGACCCGCCTCGGGCGGGTCGCTACACGAACTCGCACCCGAATACGAACTCGCACCCGAACCCGAACCCGAATACGGTACATCCGTAAACGGCTGTTTACGTGCGTTTACATCCGTAAACGGATGCGCGCTGGCGTCCTCGGGGCGTTCGACTCCGGCCGGTGGTGCTGGATAGCGCGAGTCTTTCGCACGGGGCGACCCGAGCTTGTGGAACAGGAGGTACGGCTTGCCGTCGACGGCGTAGAGAGCGATCAGCCCGGCCTTCGCGCACTCGGCGCTCCAACGGGAGATGTCGGCCTCACGCACGGAATCGATTCGCAAGGAGTACAACCGGCTCCGCAACACGGCGGGTCGGCCGTCGAAACGTCCGAAGTCGTCCACCACACTCATCAGCCGACGGTAGAACACTTCCGCCGGCAGCGACAGGGCGTTCACCCGGTCGCTGTCCAAGATGCCCTCGCGTAACAGTCGGCTCGGCACGGGTGCGCTCCGGTTCGGTCAGGCCGCCTTGCGGAACTTGGTGGCCACCCGGCGAACCTTCGCCACCGGCAGCGCGTCGAACTCGTCCTTCGTCTTCGCCCCGAGCGAGTCGATGATCTTCTTGTTGTCCACCCGGCCCTCGGTGATGAGCTGTAGCAGTTCCTTCTGGATCGCGGCCTTCTCCTTCCGCTCGGCGCGGTTCTCGATCACGGCCTCGCGGGTGATCTTGAACACGCGGGCGACCCGCCGCTCGTGGTCGTATTGCCCCTTCGCCGGGTGGTAGGAGCACGCGACCGCCTCGCCCTCGGCGGTGAAGCTCGTCACTTTGACCTTCAGCCCCTGCCAGCGGAAGTAGCACCCGACGTGCAGCCTCTCCTGCTGCCGCAGTCCGGCCTTGTGCGCGAAGCTCGTGTGGCGGCTGCCCGGATAGACGCCGTCCGCGATGATCGGCGGGCGGCCCTTCCACTCTTCGAAGGCGACCGCGGCGGAAGTGTTGCCCTCGGCGACGGCCAGCGAGTAGACCCACTCCCACGATTCGCCGACCCAGTGGTCGGGGCGGAACTGAGTCATGGCCCCGAAGTCCTTCGCGGCGAATTCCAGCCCGGCCCCGACCGCGAGTGTCAGCGCCTTCCGCATCGACGCGTTGAGCCGCTCCCACGAGTGCGAGGTTGACGCCTGAGACTTGTCCCAGACGAGCCGCATCAGTGGAATCACCGCCGTCGCCTTCTTGCCCATCGCCTCGCCCCTCTCTTGTAAGTGACACTTACACCAACAACCGTAACCCACGACCCATTTCGGGGCGGCGCGTCGCGGCTACTTCGCGTTCTTTTCTTCGAGCAGCAAGAGGCACAACCGGACGGGTCCGGGGATGTTCACATGCCCCCGCTCGTACTCGTTCACCGTGTTCCGGGCGATGCCCAGGAGCGTCGCCAGTTGCCCCTGCGTCAGCCCGAGCACGTCCGCGCGGATGCGCGTCATGTCGGCCGGCTTCATGGCCGGAACCTTCCGTCGCGGGTTTTGTCCCATAGTGCCGGTCATGCTACTCCCCTTCGGTGCGGCGGTCAGCGTCAGCCGGCGCGGATGCGGCGGGCGATCCACTCGGCGACTTGGGGCACGACGGCGTTGTCGCAACCGGCCGTCAGTGGTCGTTGCTGCTGGCGTTGTCGAAGAGTTCGCCCCTGAGCGGCGGCTCGTCGATGCCGTTGTCCACGGGCGGGGGCGGCTTCCCCGCGCCGAGCTTCCCGGCGAGTTGGTCGCTCTTGGTCGGCGGGAACAAGTCGTCCTTGTACTCCTCGCCCGCGTCGAGCGCGGCCAGGTCGCCGCGGAGCAGCAGCAGGCGGTCCACGTCGATCGCCTTGCGGTCGGCGACCTCCAGCTTCCGCAGGACGTCGGCCTCGGTCGCGCCGTGCTTCGCCAACCCCTTCAGCACCATCTCGACGGCGAACACGATACCCCTGCCCTTGCCGTCCCTCTTGTCGATGCCGTCGATGTACTTCTCCAACTTCGCCCGCGCCCCGTCCTTCGCGACGTCCATCGCCCGGTCCGTCAGCCCGACCGGGATGGCGTTGATGACGACGTTGCGGATCGCCTTCGACTGGCCGATCTGGAACCGGATGTCCTCTTTCCGCGCCTCGTCGTGCCGCCCGAACACGGCCCACTTCTTCGCCTGGCGGAACTGCCGCTGGAGCGTGAACCCGGTCTCGTAGTCCACGAACGCGGCGGTGAAGATCCAGGCGTCGGCCGTCTCCTGGACCGGCAGCAGTTCGACCGAGCAGTTCCCCCAGCACCGGACGGCGGCGAGCGCGAGCTTGACGCTCGGCCCCTCGATCCGCTCCTTGCCCGCGCCCCAGCCGTAGTAGAACCGCTCGCCCGCGAGCGTCGCCTCTTCTTCGAGCCGCTTCTGGACGCCGGGTAGGGTGCGGGGCTTCTGGACCGCGACCGCCGTGACGTACCCGCCCTGCACCCTCTGCACGGGGGTCGTCGTCAGTTGCCCGCCGCCGGGGATCGCGAGCGCTTCGGATTCACTGTTCATGGGTCTTGTCCTTCTTGGCTTTGAGGATGCGGAAATCCACGTAGGTCGTGGGCGCGACGGCGTACCCGCCGCGGCTCGTCACCTTCTGCCGGACGCGCCGCCCGTCGTCGAGCCGACCGACTTCGCGGCCGTCGAGCAGTAGTTCCAGCCGGGCGCGGGCCGCCTTCTTCGACGCCTCGGCGTCCTTCGCGGCGGCCTGCGCCCGCTCGTACTGCTCGACCAGAACCGCCGCCTCTGGTTCCAGGTCGATCGCCGTGTCCGGGTTGATCCGGCGCAACTGTTCGGTGACGGCCGCCCGCAGCGGCGACTCCCACCCCTCGACGCCGGAGCGCGAAACGACGCACCCCCAGAACGATCGCTCCAGTTCGACCAGCGGGGCGAGGAGCCGCGTGCTGAGTTCGACGTGGTAGATGCGGACGTCGTCCCACGCCGGGCACAGCACCACCACGTCGGCCACGGAATCCCCGACTTCGCCCGCGGCCAGGCACACGTCGAGCGAGTGCTGGACCTGAATCAGCACCTCGTCTGGCAGTTGGTCCGTGCCGGCCTCGCCCCACTCGTCGGACGGGTAGCCCCAGAGCGTCTTGACCTCGAGCAGACGGCGCTGCGGTCCCGCGACGTGGAATCCGTCCGGGGAACAGAACCGCCACGACTCGCGCGGGTCGCGCACGACCCTCTGGCCGCCCCACTCGACCACGCCAACGGTTCGCGGGTAGAGGTCGAGCGCGAGCCGTTCGGTGTGCGCCCCCAGCCGCATCCGGAGGTTCGCTGGGCGGTCGATCGGCTCGGGCGAAACCTTCTCCTCGTACACCCGCTCGGGCGACGAGAACCCCACCCCGCACAGGGCGGCGGCGTCCGTCCCGCCGATGCCCGACTGCCGTTCTTTCAGCCACGCGACGCGGTCCATGACGGCCCTTTCAGCGGACGGATTCGAGGGGCGGCCCCACCGGGCGGGAGTGGATCTCCACGACCTGCAGCGGGACGCCGGACACGCCCGCGAGCCGCTCGGCCTCGGGCAGGATCATCGCCCCGACCGTGACCAGGTCGCGGAGGGCGCGGGGCGTCAGGCTGAACGCCTTGTTCCCGACGGTCAGGCGGACCGTCTTGCCGGGGGACAGCTTGTTCCGGCCGGGGGCGATCGAGAACGGCTTTTCCTTCACGGCGGCACGCTCGGGGTGGGGGATCAGAACGGGTACGTTTTGTTTTCCTGGCACGCGTCCTTCGCGGCGTTGGCCGACGCGAAGTGGCCGATCACCGACGACCCGCCCGCGGCGCTCTTGGTGGCGCGGTACGGCGCGGCGTAGTGGCCGGTGAAGTCGATCGCGTACGCCCCGCACCTCGACCGCGAGATGCACCCGTCGCCGTCGAGCCAGTGCAGTTGGTTCGGGTCGGCGGGCGGCTGCGGGGTGACCAACTCGGCGTGCCGCCGCTCGCACCAGGCCTTCGCCTCGGCCATCGTCTCGAAGGCGTCCCAGCCGAGGGACCGGGAACTCTCCTCGCACACGCTGTGCGTCGGCGACAGGAACCGCTGGCCGATCCACCGCCCCGAGACGGTCTTCACGCCGTACAGCCCGCACCTCGACTTGCCCCCGAGTCCGCTCGGGCTGTCGACCCACTCCAAGGCGGGCTTGTCGGCGGGCGCGGCCGCCGCCCCCTGCGCGAAGTCGTCGAGCGGGGCGGCGGCGAGGGCCGGCGGCGCGTCCGGCTTGATCTCGAACGCCTGGACGGTGAACTCCGTCGCGCTGTACCCGTCGCACGAGCGGACGCGGTACGCGGCGAACTCCTCGACGACCACGAACGGGCGGTCGTTGGTGTGCAGGCGGACCACGTCGCCGGCGCGGGGCCGGGCGGGGTCGTAAGCGCAGAGCGGACGGGCCGGGTGAGCGGCGGGCATGGGAGGCTCCGGGTTCGAGGGAGGAATCAGAAGCGGCGGCGGGACTCGCACCCGCGACCTCGACGGCCAGCGATAACCGTCGCGCTCTGCTGCTGAGCTACGCCGCTTACAGGTTCTTGAGCGAACCACACTGCGCGGATTTCTGTGACGCGCCACGCACTCGCTTCGATGCTCAGGCGGGCGGGTCGTCTCGCTTTGGCTTCGCCGCACTCCGCGCCCGCATCACTTCGCGGGCTTTGAATTCCAGGGGGAATCGGTTCGTGCGGCGGAAGTTGTAAACCTCTTCCAGCATCCGCAGGCACTGATCGAGCGTGCTGTAACCCACCAACTTGTCCGGGGCGGATGCCGCGTTCGCCAGCAGGCGTTGCGAGTCGAACTCGGGTAGCCGGCAGACGGCCATGAATGCAATCAGGAGGTTCGCGCTTCTCAGCTTCGGGTTGATCCGCGACACGCCTTGGTGGAGAGACGCGACCTTCACGGCCCACGCCCGATCTTTCACCTTGTAATCGCCGTTGGTGAAGGCCGGCTGCAAGTTCCCGAACGAGGTCGTGCCCGCCAGCAGAGCGAACCCCGTGCAAAGGGGAATCTTGTACTCCCTCACGAACTCGATCGCCTCGGTGTAGTCGGGCTTGCCTGCCGCCGCCCACCGCTCCGCATAGTCGATCGGACGCCACCCCTTCGCCGCGCTACTCACCACGGCCACGTCGTAATCGACCGACGAGATGATGTAGTAGATCGGCAGCCCGAGCGAAGCCGCGATCGCGTGCCGGTGCTGGCCGTCCTTGATGACGAACTTGCCCTTCCCATCGGGGTACACGCCGATCGGGTAGTCTTCCAGGAACCCGTAGGTTTCCATGCTCTTCGACAGCGCCTTGTGCCGCGTGAGGTCCAGCGGCCGGTTGTCGTCGGAGCGGTAGAACAGGTCATACTTGTTCGTCGCCTGGACTTTGGGAGCCTTCATGTTCGCACCGGGTTAGAGATTCTTCCTGATCCACAACTGAACGATCCTGTACGCCTCGGCGCGACGGGGGTTGTCGGGCCGGATCTTCATGAGCAGGTTGATGGCTTCGTTCGCAATCAAGATGGCCTTGCCGTCTTCTTTGTTGGCCGCCGGTCGTTGCTCTGGTTTTGGGATTTCCTGTGGCGACTCCTTCGCAACATCCTTCTCCGTGTCCGATTCCGGATGCGGGGTGTCGATGATCCTCGCGGCGACGTACACGGGCATTTCTCCAGCGTCTACCGACGCGATCAGTTCGGCAGTCCCCTTCTTCAGCACCTTCGTAGCCTTGTCGATTGTTGTGCCACCGACACCGACGGCCCGGCCTGCAAGGTCACGCGAATCGCCTCGCGGGATCGCTTCCGGTGTCAGCACCGGAAGCGATTTTGCCGCCTCGCTCTTGCGGTCACCTCCT